GCGGCTGATGCGGCGGATGCCACGACGGATGCCACGACGGATGCGGCGGATGCGGCGGATGCCACGACGGATGCCACGACGGATGCCACGACGGATGCCACGACGGATGCGGCGGATGCAGCGGATGCCACGACGGATGCGGGGGATGCAGCGGATGCCACGACGGATGCGGGGGATGCAGCGGATGCCACGACGGATGCCACGACGGATGCGGCGGATGCGGCGGATGCCACGACGGATGCCACGACGGATGCCACGACGGATGCAGCGGATGCCACGACGGATGCGGCGGATGCAGCGGATGCCACGACGGATGCGGCGGATGCAGCGGATGCCACGACGGATGCGGCGGATGCAGCGGATGCCACGACGGATCCGCCTGGATTAACTCAAACTACAATAGTTGATGCACAAGTTCTTATTATCGCGTCCGCATTACCTGTTACCAAAAAATATCGTAGTTTTGTTGTTCTGGCTGCTATTTTACAATATTGTAGCACAACATCGATTTATATTTGAAATGGTATATACGCATTTAATATCTACATAAACAAGGAAAGAGCTAAATTCAATGAAAAAAGGAACTAGAACTAAAGACGCTTTAACAACACCATCAATTAAACATGTCAAAGAGTACGTACACTGGATACCCGCAAAAGGTTTATTAATAAAGTCACCTCTGGAATCTTGGTTGAACAATCAGGTCCCGCCTAGTAGTACTCCGGAACATAAGTAGAACCATAATTCAACTCATCATGAGGTTGCGCGTATTGTGGTTGTTGCGCGTACTGTTGTTGCGTGTACTGTGGTTGCGTGTACTGTGGTTGCGTGTACTGTGGTTGCGTGTACTGTGGTTTCGCGTACTGTGGTTGCGCGTATTGAGGCGGCTGCGCGTATTGTGGCGGCTGCGCGTATTGAGGCGGCTGCGCGTATTGTGGCTGTTGCGCGTATTGTGGCGGTTGCGCGTACTGCGGCTGCTGTGTGCGGTGTTGTTGTGAGTACTGTTGCTGTGGGGCGCGATGCTGTTGCTGTGGGGGGTTATGCTGTTGCTGTGGGGCGCGATGCTGCTGTTGCTGTGGCAGAATGTTTTGTTGTGGCGAAGTATGTTGCTGTGGGGCGCGATGCTGTTGCTGTGGTGGTTGTAGTTGTGGGTGCTGGAGTTGTGCCGGTTGTCTTTGCATTTGGTGTTGAGGCGGTGGTGGTCTGGGAGGTGCTTGCGTCTTGACTCTCTGATCCTGTATGTTGCGTGCTTCTAGCAGTTGTTGTGTTTTAATTTGTGCTTCCGTCGCCGCATTCTCTTTGCGTTTATTTCGTTGACTTCCGCCGGTGCTGGCAACAGGTGTGGTTGTTGTTTGTGGTGGTTCGTTATCATCCTCCATGCTAAACATCCCCGTGTCGTACAGTGATGCAAACTTTTTCGTATCTAAATTGCCGATTGCCGCTTCTCCGTTCTCGTCGCTCTCCAAGTTTCCAATCGGCGATTCAAAACTTGCGTAGCCACCGGTCGACGAATTCGCGGGCAAGAATTCGTCGGACTTCCACTGTTCCAGATATTTGTAAATATTGCGACCTTTGTGTGCGTCACTGGTGCTTTTGTTCACGAGGATAGGGACACCATCCAGCCAGGCGGGCCGTTGTTTCAACAAATTAATGTCTTGGTGATACACGTCGTCGTTTAGCGGGTGCGTCTCCAACAGCTTCATCAGTTTCTCACAGTGCGGATCTGCATTGAGATAATATAAAACGTGTGTTTTATACACTGACGGATCGTCGTCATTAAACGCGGAATCGGTCATTTATTACTCTTGTACGAAAATATGTAGCTTTTCAACATTCATAGGTTATTTATACGAACAATTTGTGTACATAATAAAAACGGATGTCTAAATAAAACACTTCCCCCCCACTTTTTTTTTCAAATGTCATCGAAGTTGTTTCGATCGCACCTCGCTTCAACGGACTCCGAATGTGTGGTGGAGGATGTGTTAGTTGATGTGGTATTACCCCCCTTACCCGTGTTAGTGGACTACACCACGTCGCTTGCCGACGGAGACTTGGCCATACTTTCTTCACAAACACACAGTGTTCTTTCGGATGATGCAATAATACAGCCGCACTCGTTTCTGATCCCTGTACCAGCCGACACGCCACCTGAAAAGAGCGGTACGTACATCATGCGAAGTTCGTTGGGTGACGAGCGACCGTCTGGTCGTATTGTTGGTGCCTCTCTACTGTGTTTCTGCGTAGATCCGTGTATGTCACGGTTATACTTTTTGTTGTGTAAAGAGCGCAAGAACGTGGGGTGGCGCGAGGGATCGGAGAAATGGTCAGACTTTGGTGGGAAAGTGAGCGCCGAGGCATCCACCGCCGAAGACACTGCCGCCAAGGAGTTCATGGAGGAAAGTTTATCCATGGTGCAGTACTTCAAAAACGACAACATACCGCGAACGCAATATCGGGATATCGCAGACTCCCTCCGACGCGGTGAGTACGCGTTCCAGATCAAGGTGTTGTTCGGCACCGCGGAGGAACCGCGTAATCACGTTACGTTTGTGAAGCAAATCCCCTGGGACCCTAGTGCACTTCTGCGGTTTGACGAGTGTCGCACAATGCTGCTCACTCCCTCGTTGTTTGCACACACTTTAAGGTGGGCTGCACTTGTGACGCCAAACGAGCATATCTTCAAACGCGGTATTACAACAGCCACGACGCCGGTGGATTTGTCAGGGTACACCAAAATGGGTGGTAGTAAATCGCGAGCGCAAAAGCATAAAAAGGTGGAAGAGCGGCGGTGCGAATTCAAAGTCAAGGACGATTGCATGGAAAAAAAGTGCCTCGGCTTGTGGAGCATACCGCAGTTACAAAAAGCCGTAGAGACAAATGGTTTTTTATTTAAAAACAACAGGCAAGTCGAACAGTGCAAGTCTAGCTTTACGTCGATTATCGAGCTTGTGTTATCGGAGCTCGCATTTGTTCGCCCAGAAATAATTGACGAGACAAGCTATAACAACATCAAGCATCGATCCTTTACAACAACGCTCTGACGTAGGCGTCGTGAACACTTGCGACACGAATGCCGGCGTGTAACGGTACAATTATATATTCGATACCCTGCAAGTCGCGCATGCTTGCAAACATGTGATGCAAACACTCTAGCAACGAGTAATCTGCAAAGGGTGTCACGGGTATAAAGTCTTCAATACTTGCGGTGCCACGTTTCACCAGAAATCCCGAGTTCGCTTGGACGTCGTCGATGACGGCGACAACGCACGGCACGTTAATGGTTTTTACCAGTTTGGCTGTAGTTTGTTCCATAATGACAGGTAAGAAATTATAGTTGATGCGTGTGTGCATGAACAAATTCTTTAAATGGTTTAGTTGGTACGGATTCGGACACGAAAACAATATTCGCATTGTAGTGGTATTGTGGGAAGATGGTTGATACGTGTATTTTAAACTGTAGGCTGCAGCAAATAAATTCTGAATCATTACAAAAGAATTACAGCTCCGACGAGTCGCTCTCACTATCTTGTAGTACGGCTTCTATATCCACATCATCCAGCATGTACGCCGCAAAGTGCTTATCGACATATTTTACAGGCGGCCGCCCTTTGGTACTCCGAGTCGAGCGTCTGCATCCCTGTTCAATGACAGCCGCGGGCACTGCCTCCGCGTGCTGACCACTGACGATAACACTTTCATCGTCACTGTCTAGTATCTTGCGTTTTTTCAACTTTTTTAGGCGTGCCGCTAAAGCGGGAGCTTCGCTATGTTCAGCAATGGCAGTACTGTGCTCTGCTTTCGCCTCGCCGGCATCTTCCTCCTCCTCCTCATTGTCAACGTCATCGTCATCGTCATCGTCATCGTCATCGTCATCCTCATCCTCATCCTCATCCTCATCCTCATCCTCATCCTCATCCTCATCGTCATCGTCATCGTCATCGTCATCCTCATCGTCATCGTCATCGTCATCGTCATCGTCATCGTCATCGTCATCGTCATCGTCATCGTCATCTTCTTCGTTGTCCGTATCTTTGTCGCTCGCGTCGTTTGTTTGACTTGTTTGATCGCCTTCACAAGTACGTACAACGTTACGACTACGGCGTGATACCTTTTCTTTTTCGACGTATAGAGAATCTTTATCTTCTAAATAACACTCATTGCTATCATGTTCAATAAAATCAACCAAGCTACCTTCCGTGTCCTCCTCGTCGTCGTCCTCCTCCTCATCGTCGTCCTCGTCCCCCTCGTCGTCCTCGCTGTTTTCCTCGTCATCATTGGCATGGGAGGGGCGGTTGTCTTCATTGTTGGGGTTGACGGCAGTGGGGTGCTCTTGACTAGATGCCACAGCCGTAATTTGTTCCTGTGTGTTTTCAGGCGTTTGTGATTGTGTTTTTGGTTTAGTTTTTAAATACAGTGTGGTTCCTGTGTTTTTCATGTCGAATAAAAGGCGTTTCTTTTACTGTATACTACTTTTTTCTGAATGACATGGATGTGCATGTATTTAAACGACGACACAATTTTTTTTTTAGCTAATCGTTCGATCACTTTTGCGGGGGTCGTTCGAATAGTGTCGATTTTTTTTTTCTGTATATAATGTAAAAGAAACAAATCAATCAACCAAAATGTCAGCTTGTTTAGGAGGTGCTTTAAATCAAATGGTCTCGCTCGGTTTAGCCGATGGCGTTCTCACGGCTAAGCCCGTGATTACCTACTGGCGTCATGTCATCAAGCGGTACACCAACTTCGCGCTGGAGTCTCACGACCTGGACTTTAACCAAGGTACCGCGCAGTTCGGTGCGACCCCCAGTTGCAACCTGGACCGTATCGGCGACCTGGTGTACTGGATGTACGTGCGCATTGATCTGCCGGGTATTGGTCTGCGGTACATCGACCCCCAGACGCAGGCGGAGGCGATTGTGCCCCCCAGCCTGAAGGTGGACAACGTCAGCATTGAGCCGTACTGGACCCACGCGGTGGGGCAGGCCGCCATTGAGCGCACCAACTTCTTCATTGGTGGTCAGTGCATTGATGAGATTTATGGTGAGTTGATGTACATCTGGGAGGAGCTGTCCGGCGCCCCTGGTAAGCGTCTGCAGGAGATGACGGGTAAGTACGACTCCATTTTTGCGCTGCAGACCCTGAGTCGCCAGCCGCGCATCCTGTATGTCCCCCTGTACTTCTGGTTCACTCTGAACTCTGGTCTTGCACTGCCGCTGGTGTCTCTGCAGTTCCACAGCGTCAAGGTGAGCGTCCGGTTCCGCATGCTGACCCAGCTGCTCAAGCTGACCTGTGGTGCCCTGAGCGCGCCGTACGGCTACACTCTGAACTCCATCGAGCAGCGCGCCAAGTTTAACGGCCAGTACTACGAGGGGCCCGCCCAGTCGGTGTCCGACTTGTCTCCCCTGACGCCCTCTTCCCTGGGCGCGCAGATTATGGTGACGTACGTGTACCTGGACCAGAACGAGCGCGCCAAGTTCGCGGAGGGCGCCTTCGAGAGCGTCATCCCGCAGCACCAGCAGCAGAGCATGAGCACGGAGCAGACCGTGTCTGCGGTGTACGCCACCGGCCAGGACAAGTCGCTCAACATCGACCTGAACTTTAACCACACCGTGATGGAGCTTTTCTGGGTGCTGCGCCTGGCGGTGCATGGAGATTTCCAGCCCAACATCAACCCGTGCACCAACCTGTACAACGAGTGGTTCAACTTCTCAGGCCCCCTGGACTTTATCACCCAGCTCAGCGTGGACCCGTGCAAGCAGGCGCGCCTGCTGCTGAACAACGCCAACCGGTGGGAGGCCAAGGAGGGGCGCTACTTCCGGCTCATCCAGCCGTACCAGCACCACACCAACATCCCCGACAAGTTCATCTACTGCTACTCCTTCGCGCTGCAGCCGCAGGACATCCAGCCCTCTGGCACGTGCAACTTCTCGCGCATCGACTCCACCCGCCTCGAAGTCGTCATCGACGGACGCTGCTTCTACGGCCCCACCCTCATCCAGCCCGCCAACATCGTCCCCGGAAACGACGGCAACACCGGCGTCTCAGCCCTCGTCTTCGCACGCAACTGGAACGTACTCCGCTTCAAGTACGGGTTAGGCGGTTTGAGATTTGCGAATTAATAACCGTCGCCCTCTTAGTGTTAGCAATCTTAAGGGGTTAAGATTCGCCAACTGTAATCCTCCAAAAATAAATATTATTTTAAAGTTTGATAAGTGTCTTTTTGTCGTTTGTAAAACGTGTCATAACTCAATTTTCATCATCATGACGTCAACCGTAGTGTCTTTCTCATGTCCCAGGTGTGAAAAGACGTTTTCGTCTCGTTCGAATGCGGGTGCGCATGTACGACGCGTCCACGAGCAAAAGGCGACGCACGAGTGCAGCACGTGCAAAAAAATGTTCTACGACAAGTCGCAGCTCCGGGTTCACGTAAAAAACGTCCACGAGAAAACGAAAGACTTAAAGTGCCCGCACGACAACTGCAACGAAACGTTCGGGTACTCCAATGTGTTGTCGAAACATATTCTACGTAAACACACAACGATACGCGCGTTCCCGTGTCCGGTTACCGACTGCGGCATGAAATTTGCAATTCTCAGCGATTTACAGTCGCATAGCACAACACACACGCAAGAACGCAACCACAAATGCACGTGGGTAGACTGTGACCAGACGTTTCCGCATCGAAGCACGCTGGTGGAACACTTGAAGAATCACGCGAATCCCGGCGATAAACTATTCAAGTGCTCCGAGTGTTCGTACCAAAGCAATCGGCGCGCAAAGGTTGTAGAGCACGGCAAACAAGTCCACAAAAAAATAAAACCGTTCAAGTGTGACAAATGTGAAATGAGCTTTCCCAGACCCGCGCATCTACGGATCCACAATGAGGCCGTGCACCTCCAGCTTCGCCCTATGGCGTGCACTGTTGTGGGCTGTGATTACGTTTCGGCGTACGAGCAGCAGATCGCGCACCACCGCGACTTTGGACATCGGGAGGACGGCACGCGTGTTCGTAACGGCGTCGAGCACCGCGTGCTCACCATGGTGGAGCAGCACTACCCTGAGCTGGAGCGCGGCTTCAAGATTGACTGTCGTCCCCTTGGCATTGCTCGCCAGCGCGTAGAGGTCGACGCAGCGATCCGGTTCCCCACGAATGAATTGTTAGTGCTGCTGGAGGTAGACGAGGACCAACACAAGGACCCGACGAAGTACACCCCGGAAGCCGAAGTCGCTCGGATGAGCGACGCAAACGAGGTGTTAATGGATAACGACGCTTTTGCGCATGTGTTGTGGGTACGTTTCAACACCAGTGTGTTTACGGTGAACGGCGTGGTGTGCGACGTTAACCTCAGCGAGCGCGTGCATGCGCTGTACCGTTTCTTGGAGGCGTACAAGGCGGAGGGTGAAACGCCTATGGTGGCGTATCTCTTTTACGATCGCGTGACTGCGAGTGAAGGCGAGGATGTTCACATTAGACTTGTATAACTAATTGTATATAACTACTGGTCGTATGACCGCAAACGTGTTACGAATAAAATAGTGTGTATAAAAAAAAGCAAACCATGTCTCATCTTCGAGTATTACAGCTTCGTGAATTATCAGAGTGCGATGTGTTGGATAGTTCTAATGTTGCAAATATCGCCACCCGTAACGGTGGGTTAACGCTGAATAATCCCGGTCCGGCAAACGCTCCCGTTTTTTCGTCGCAGCTTTTCGCCAACCTCAATGTTAACGATAAGGGCGAACTTATTGTTTCGGGCGATAATATTGTTAACCTGAACGCTTATGCGCTCCCCGGTGTTCCGACTACCACAGCCGAAACCCCCGCTCTTGTTGTTAATGTTGTGTCTGGTGCTGGTATTGTTGGGAAGTACTACTTGCCGCTATGGACTCTTTGATTTCACTTAAGCCGTTCGTCGTCGTGGCTTTCCGTTCGTCGTCGTTGTATTTTAATATAAATCATAACTAGTTTCAGTAGTGAATAAATAAATGCATAGTAGTAGTATTTTATTGACGAACTTGTTGCATGTCGTGTATATCTTCACTGGTTCCCCAGAACCTCATCTCGAAGCACTAAAAAATTTTTTGACGCATTTTGAGTGGCTGTACATTTTCCGCTTCCCGGCGAATACCGACGACGATGACTTGTTTAATAACTTGTTGGTTCTGCATGAGCAGGATGAAACATTGAACAAGGTTGTACCATTTGTCCCCGAGGTGTTTATAGAACAGTATCTGAGTCCAGTCCCACGACGGATTTGGGGCCCTAAAATGTGGTCGTTGCTCCACGAGTTCTCTAAACAGGAAGGGACGACGCCAGTAATGGTAGATCTACTACTACAAACTTTAACAATTCTGTTGCCGTGTTCAAAATGTAAGCGGGGGTTATCACAGTGGCTAGTGTCCAACCCAGTATGTGGCGCGCATCCAGATCGGCACATTATTAATTTGCACAATCATGTGAACCGGAAATTGCACAAACAACTACATTTTATTTTCTAAGTCCAAATGTGAACCGGAAATTGCACAAACAACTACATTTTTTTTTCTAAGTCCAAATGTAAAACAACGTAATGTTTAAATCAGATACACGTAGTGACTTGCCGTGTACAGCCGTCTACAATGGACGCACTAACACATCAACTGGACGTCAAACTGCGGCACCAATAATACTACACGCCGCCACGCCGCCCACACTACACGCCGCCACGCCGCCCACACTACACGCCGCCACGCCGTCCACACTACACGCCGCGACCACGCCGCCCACACTACACGCCACCACCACGCCGCCTCTTGCTACACAATCATTTGTTGCGCGTCACAGGGAAGTTATTGAGCCCCCGGCATGGACCGAATCTCTACAAAAAAAAAGAGAAAACATAATGTTAAAACCCAAAACAAAATGTAGAGGTTGTTCTTGATTTGAGTATGCTTCCTAAATCACTCGCGGTTGCAACATACTGTACTATTATACCTATTCCACCTGAAAAGAACGTCGTTGGGCTATTACGCAGTGGTTGACAAAGTGTTCACAGTTGTTTGTCATCGCATTATAATCACGGTAGCCGAGTTCTTGTCGTGCGCGCTTCACACTTTCCCGTCGTGGCACTCTTTCATCGCCGTGATCAACCACGTAAACGCGCGCGCGTCTCTGTCTGGCCAGTTTCTCAAAGTCTTTTATGTTCATGTATTGAACAGAAGCACTGTCTTTGTTTTTTTCGCTGCTAGGAGCCCAGAAGTGAATCACCTTGTTGTAACCACAATAAACACCATGATGCGAAAAGCCCGGCGTATCAAACGCTTTGTCGAAAAACAAATGGTCACCCAGTTTGTATGTTTTGGTCGTGTATTTGTTATGGATTTCGGTGTAGTCCATCGCGGGTTTTAACTTGTATACCAGATTAAACGACAATCGTATCGTACCTAGTAATAAAAACAAACCCCATGTCGGCACTACGAGCAATTTCTGCTAACGTTGGCGCTTTCACGACCGTTACCAGCTCCACCATTGAGAACAGCGGCGACCTGACCACCAACCAGTTCCAGCTCATCCCCGCCGTGCCGTCACTTGGCTACACCCTCACGTCTTCCGATGACGCGGGCAACGCCACCTGGACGGCGCCTCTCCCCGATTACCGGGCTTACGTAAGTGATCAGCAGGGGTTGGGGTCAGCGTGGATTTCATAAACGGCACGTTGTCTTTTTGTCACCCAACGTTTTGGAATTCAACGATTTTTTTTTTTCTATCAGTAGTATTAAAAACAAACACCATGTCGTCGCTACGAGAAATTTCTGCTAACGTCGGCGCTTTCACGACCCTGACCAGCTCCACCATTGAGAACAGCGGCGACCTGACCACCAACCAGTTCCAGCTCATCCCCACCGTGCCGTCACTTGGCTACACCCTCACGTCTTCCGATGACGCGGGCAACGCCACCTGGACGGCGCCTCTCGCCGATTACCGGGCTTACGTACAAAGAGCACCTAAGATCAGACTGAACAGCACCGGCAACGGCAATCACCCGTATGTCGTGGTGTCGTCTGACGGTGGCATGATTGTCGTGGTGTACGAGCTCTCGGCCACCCTCCAAAATCAGTTTCAAACATATCTCTACACCGCTGGCGCCTGGGTGTTAGACAGCACGATCACACCACCATTTACAAACAACATCGGCCCCCGTATCGCTTTAAGCGACCAGAACGATTTATTGGCTGTCTCTAGCCCCAGCAACCAGGTTGTCGTGTACCGCCGGACCGCGGGAGTCTGGGTTCAAGTAGGTGCCATGCTCGACCTCACCGGTACTTACGTAAACTTTGGTGTAGGCTTAGTGATCAACAGCGGGAAACAAATGCTGGCGGTACTTAGCGATTCGGGTGTCTCTTTTTATGCCATTGGCGCCTCCACCCTCACCTCTGCGGGTTTCCGCAGCATTGCATCAGCACAGCATTCACTTGCTATCTCTCTGGACTTTCGTATCATGGTCACCGGTAACTACTTAGCAAACAATTTAGTCGGCCAAGTAACCGTGTTTGTTCGCGCAGCTTTGGACCCGCTTACCGCGTGGTCGTTGTTACAAACTATAAATCCATACAGTCTGTCGCCCAACAACGTGTACGCCGGTTCAAGTGTGTCGCTTAGCGGCGACGGTTCCACCCTGGCCGTCGGAGCTCCAGAAGACGCGCTAAATGCTCCCGTGTCGGTAGGCTCAACGGGTGCCGTGGTGATGTTTAATTACGTAACAGGAGTGGGGTTTGTGCAAGGCCAAAAAATTGTTCCAGTGGACTACTCTTATCAATCGACGCAAACTGTTGCTTTCGGAGGGACCGTACAGCTCAATTTTGCGGGAGACACGTTTGTGACGGGAGGCTGGTACGACCAACAGGCTTTAGGGTCAACATGGGTTTATGTGCGAGACGAGCGTGGCTTGTGGATTCAAAACGGGAACAAGTACCGTGGTACCAACTTAAATCCAACGGCCGCTAACCAGGGGTACCATGTGGCGATTGCGCGCGGAAACGCATCGGTCGTGGTATCAAGTGTAGGGCGAGATAACCCCGGTAACGTGAACGCCATTGTCATTTACCAGTAGGGCGTCTATCCATGTCCTCCCACACACCAAAAGGGTTTATTTTTGTTTTTATTGACATGCGAAACGTAACTTGAAATAAAAATGAAAAGGTTTATTTTTGTTTTTTTTTGTGCACGGAAACGTTGTTACAATTATTTCCTTCTTCGGCTACGCGATCTATACGACGAGTCGCAGGAGCAACGTGCGGTTCGCGCCCGCAACACCACCGACCGGAATGCTTGTTAGGGTGAGCGCAGTCGTCGATGAGTTGGTGACGTTTCGCAAGCTCACACTGTCGGCCACGGCCAGCGTGATGAGCCCGCTACCAACACAAACCAAGGGGTCAGTGATAAGGGCGGCGGCGCCGCTTCGGAAAATGTTTTGGGGAACAGCTGCACTCGCGCCTACGACGACCGCGATCATCAGCGGTTGCACAATTCCTGCGCCGTCCGCCGCGGCGACGTAGAAACTGTACTCGTACACGCCCGCCCTGCTGATGACGTACGAACTGCCTCCGGCTGCGGGGACACTTGTGAAGCCGGTGTTGCTGACCACCGTGCCCAGGTCAAACGTAAATAGCGCTCCCGCAGCCACCGTAACGCTGCTCTGGCCGACGGCGTAACCGTACGCCGAGGGCAGCGGCTGCCACGACCCGTTACCCGTGGCGTCGGACGTGAGTAAGCGACCTGCGGCGGGCAGCGTGGTAAGCTGCAGTGCCTCCGTGACGACGGAGTTTGAGGTAATGGCGCCGGACGCATTCAGGTCCAGACAGCTGACCGTGTCCGAAAAGTCGGCATACTGGTTGTGAGTTTCTTGGAGGAGAGACATAGCGGTTTACTTTATCACTACAGAAAATAAAAAAACGCGTTATAAAATCATTCGACCACTGGTTTGAAACGGAGATACGAAAAATGAAAACGCAAGCATGTCACTCAGCCACCGGTAGATAAAACTACCGAGGTAACCCGGCTCCACGTGGAGCACAACGTTGGATGCGGGGATGTACTCTTGGAGCGCGGCGAGCAGCGAGGACACGAACAACGGCTCGGGCGTGTATAAAAAACACTGGACGAAAAACTCTAGCGCGTTACCACGACCGTCCGCGGTGATCAGATTTAAATTACTCCGAAGAATCCGAAGTTTTGTCTCGAAGTGCGGCTGGCCGATGGACGGATGATAACGTTTATTTTTGTTCGACTCGGTGATTCTGCCATCGAGTGAGGTTTTACTGTTTTACCTAGTCACACGTTTAAATACGCGACGACAAAACGAAGTTAAAACGCGATACGTTTAGTCCGGGTGCCAACGTAAAAGCACCCGGCGTTGAACGTGTCAACTTCCATCCAGCAGCGCTCGTAATTGCTTTTTACATGTTGCCTTAATCGTACCGTTTTAAAAAATAAACATGTAGTAAAATAAATGTCGCTTCTCCGGGAAAACACGGCCACTGTCACCGCCGGGGACACCCTGCGTTGCACGCACGCCATAAACACATCGGAGGTGAATGTCCAGGGCAACATCTTTTCCACCGCCGCCGTTACCATCCCCACGCACGTGCTTGTCGACTCCAGTCACTCACCTACCATCGCCGCCGCCACGTCCAAGGTGCTCGTCAACGTTAACAGTCAAACAATCACCATCGCCGCCACAGACGAGGTGTTCCTCCCCAACAGCCCCGGCCTTTTTGTCACACCCTTGCGTGGTGCGCCGCTGGAAGACCTAGTCAGCTTTAAGCCCATGCTCCGCGACCAGGTCACGGCGGAGCTCGTCTACAACACTCTGGGAGAGAGCATCAGCCTTACGTTTCTGCGCCAAGAGCATGTGAACTGTGTCAATGACTTATTACAGTATATTGTAACCGTAGCCAGTGCGGCACCGACGACGACCAGTCGCTTGTGCTACCTTCTCGCGATGCTTTTCGCCACGGCATGGAATCTGGTTTCGCCTTCTATCAACTCGGACACCGCGCTGCCGCCAACTGCGTCGGGCTTCCCCTCGACCGGCACCATACGCGGCAGCCACGACAACTGGGACTTTGACCTGCGCTACCCGCAGTCCTCGAACGACGCCACCGTCTGGGTTGTCTGGGTGCTCTCCCAGTACGGCCCTACAATTATACCCGGGTACGACACAGCCGCGCTGCTGGCCCGTGAACGCGCCCTGTTCAACTGGACTGTATTGAAGCAGGATGCCGCGACAGCTGACGTGTTAGCGCGAGTTGGCGGTGCCGCCTTTAGCGTGCGATGGCAAGCGTGGTGGGCTTCACGCGCTAGCGACGGTTATAATGACCCCACGACCGGCGCGTACGTCGCCACCAGCGCCGACCTGCCGAACATTAACACACCGCTGGTAGTGGACAGCAGCGCCGATCCGGGCAACTCGGGTCAGTGGACGCCTCTGCAACTACCGGGGAAGACGGCGCAGAAGTACCTAGGATACAAATGGGACGAGGTACGGTCCACGTGCTTGGAGCCCGCGGATGAACTGGTGGTGGCGGGCAGCGCCGCGCCCTACTTTATCCCCCACACTGATCCCGCGCGCAACACTGAGGTGCACGACGTCTACGTTGCCAGCGCCTCCTTGTCCGACGCTCAAAAGATGTCGGCGGAGTTCTGGGCTGGCGGGCTTCATACGTGCACGCCACCCGGCATGTTTGCGTGGCTGTGGGCCGATTACGTGCGCCACTTTGTCACCGCACCGGCGTACCAGAGCACCTCGGGCGAGACAGATGCGCAAGCACTGGCCTTTTTGCAGCTGTCCGTCAACCTGTTCGAGGGAAGCCGGCTGGTGTGGCGGGTGAAAAGCCAGTACAGCGAATCGAGACCCATTCAAGAGGTGCGGAACCGGTTCAGGGGCACGGTACAGCCCGACCCCGTTTCTGGTGTGCCCACCGACGCGTCGCTATGGGTCCCCTACCAAATGCCCAACTTTGTCACCCCGCGCTTCGCTGATTTCCCGTCGGGGCACACGTACTTCGCCGCGTGCTTCGCGAGCACCATGACCCACTGGTTCGGTGCCAACATCGACGCCGCCAACTTACCCGTAGTTAATGCAACTTACACCAGCACCAACTTGACGGTCCTGACACCCCTTTTTAGTGGCGCCCCCGACCGTCAAACTTCTTTCGGCACCTTTTTCGTTGCGCAGGGCGGCAGCGAAGTTCAGCCGGGCGTTGCACCGGCGGGGTCCGTCACGCTGGACTGGAGCGCTTCCACGTGGACACGGCTGGCCGACGACGTGGGTCTCTCGCGCTTCTACGGAGGCATTCACGCCATGTCCGCGTACTACGGAAGCCAAGCGCTGGCGAACGCGCTCACTCCGCTCTTGCACACCAAGTGGAAAATTTCTTCTTTGTAAGAGGATGAAAATATTAAGTTAGTGGTATTATAGTATACAACAACACCACCACTACTCGCGCGCCCCAAATTTACACTACAAACATGTCTATGCTTAAAGAAATCTTCGGCCAGTGCTTGACTGTGAATGGCGACGTGTCGTGCGGCTCGTTAAGCGTGGCCGAACTGTCCGTTTCTGGAGCCATCCAGCAGAATCCCGTGCGGCTGGGAGACGCCATCACGGGAATTCTTAACCAGGGGAGCAACTCGGTCGCCATCGGCGCGGGCGTAGGCGTTTTGAACCAAGGTGAGAATTGCATTGCGGTGGGCACAAACGTGGGTGTGAGCAACCAAGGACAGGGCGCGATTGCCATCGGTGTCAACGCAGGAGTCACCAACCAGCATCCGTACAGCGTATGCATTAACGCGGATGCAAACACGATTCTGGACTCCACCCAGAGTTCCAGTCTTTTCATTAACCCCGTTCGCGGCCTGGCAGCGGCGCAACTGGCGGCAGCTGCGCCGCTATACTACAACCCGACCTCGGGCGAAATCGTGTACCTCATCACACCATAACTTACAAAAAGTCTACTTAAGTTTTCGACTGACGCAAACGGATAAAATTATTAGCTGGCCGATCGACGCGTCTGGTGTGTTTAAACCATGACTTATAAATCCATTTTTTCCCCCCTCGAAACAAAGAACACCTCTTTTAACACTGTACGGGGATCGACATGCACGACCAAGCGCGCAACTTCACCCTGTTCCTAAAAGCCGTGTTTGCTGACTCGTTTCGGAACAAACGTGTGTTGGACGTGGGGTCGGGCGACATCAACGGCAACAACCGCTTTTTGTTCGACAACTGTGAGTACCACGGCAACGACGTCATCGCGGCGCCGAACGTGACCGTGGTTTCACGCACCAAGGACCTCGAGTTCGCCGACGCGAGCTTCGACACCATCATCTCCACCGAGTGCTTCGAGCACGACCCGGAGTACGCGGAATCCTTCCGAAAAATCTACCGGATGCTCAAACCAAACGGGCTGTTCTGTTTTAGCTGTGCGTCCACGGGTCGACACGAACACGGCACGCGGCGCACCACACCGCACGACTCGTACGGCACCATCGGGCAGCAGGCGGACATGAGCGACTACTATAAGAACTTGACGATCAAAGACGTGGACGCGGTGCAGAACCTGGACTCTATGTTTTCGTCCTGGAAGTCGTATTATAATGGGCACAGCTGTGATCTGTATTTTTACGGTGTAAAACGGGGTCCGCGACCGGAGCCGCCGGTGTACGAGGACTTTGGCGTCGTAGAAACAACTCTTTAACGTTTATTGTGTACATAAAATAAAAAAATGACAAACTGGTTTTAATGAGCCATATACTTAAGCGTCAACTCCTAAAAGCGAGTCAATGGACCGCCACCTAAACCATCATTGCAATATAATTCCTTTAAACGTCGGTTTTCCACGAATTCAGTGGGAATCCCGTACCACGGATTCGCTTTCAACCGCAAATATCGGAAGACTTTGCGCATTTTTCGTTCCAACCTTGTGTACGTCCTATTCGGCGTGTTGGTGTTGCGGGTAAGTTCGACGCGGTCGAGAACATGAATCCAAAACAGCAGCTCGTTGAAATTAAAACCCCGATTACAAATATCACGCCAATGTTGCGACTCAAAATAATAACCAGGTCTTTCAAAATACTGAATAACCGAAAACAATTCTTTTAGAAATAACCGATAAATCCCAAAGGCGTCGACAGGTTCATCCGCGATTTCGCAAATATAAGCGAGCGCGTCGTCCAGGTGTTGTTTGTCGTTTGTAAATACCCGGAACGACGTCACGATAAGACAGGTGGTACAATCGAGAAACTCCATGTTGGTAACAGGGTTCGCTAGTATGTGCGGGACGACCGGGTGGCTTTGGTGGAAAGACTGATCCGTGACAACAACTTCATTGCAGACACTGACTTTGCATTCGATCGATTCACGTGACAACCGCACGACTTCCGCCATGACGGCAGCGTTACCGCGCGTGCGTTCTTCTTTCGCGGCGGCGGCGACAACCTCGGCGTGCGGGGGGGTGTACGCGCGTCGTGCAAAGTCCGACAGTTCTACGTGTTTTTGCCGCTGCGTGTCCAGCTCGGCCTCCAACGTGCGCATCTTGACGCTCGCCGCCGTGACGAGCCGATGGGCGTCTTTGTTTTGGTCGGTGAGTCGCGTAACTTGTTCGCGGAGCTCGGTCACGATATCGCCGTTGCGCCGTTCACGTCCGATAAGTTCCTCCTTTAATTCGCGGTGCAACTGTACGTTTGCCGTCTGTACTCGATCAACTTCGTCGTGGAGCTGCGTGACAACTTCGTGGATCCCTCGACGTAGCCCTTCGAGTTGGGCGGGTAAGACGTCGAGTTCGGCCTCCAACGTGCGCGTCCTTAAAATCGCCGCTGTGACGAGTTTTTCGGCGGCTTGGTTTTGTTGACTGAGTTGTGTAAACTGCTCGCGTAGCTCGACCACGAACTTGTCGTCGCCCGCGTGCAAGTCGTTAAGATCTTCCTTAATTTCTCGGAAGACGTCGGTGTTGGTGGCACGGACTCGGGCGACTTCATCGTAGAGCTGCGCGACAACTTCGTCGGTTCCTCGACGTAGATCGGCAAGTTCGGCGGGTAACTGGTCGACGTGCTCGATGCGTAACTGCTTGAGTTTTGACGTGGTGTACACAAACGCGTAACAAAAGGCGACGGCGTACCCGAACAAACAAAGGTAAAAGTTGCACGTCTGTGAAATTTGTGTGAGTTGTGCGTCGAAGACCACGAGGTCCGAGAGCATTACGTAGAGTTTTAGACTTGTGAGACCACCACCCGACTCAAACTTTTGCGTTGAAATGAAAAACGCGTCCGTTTGCTCAAAATTATTTTTAGTTTGAAATCTTTCAGGTACCTTTCACCACCGGCGTCGAACCTGTTCCCGCTAGGCATTGTACCCTGTGACGCGAATGATAACGCGGTGGTAGGCCAAATACCCCGTGGCGCTTACGGGTGAGAAGAACACGCTGGTAGGGTGTGACGTTGCGTCGGACATCGGAAGCGGCGGTGAAAATACGATTCTGGGGTATAACGCGGGGGGGGGGGTGTAACCACCGCAGCCAACAATGTGTTACTTGGAGCATACGCTGGAAACAACTTAACTTCTGGAAATAGCAATGTCATTATTGGACACGAAGCCGGTTCGGGTCTTATTTTAGGAGGTCGAAACGTTGTGATCGGTAGTGGCATCGATATGAACGGGAATTTTAGCAGGTGCATCGTACTTGGTAGTCCTGAAGTTTCCACCACGCCAACGGCTGACAACCAGTTGTTGCTTAATGGTATCGCCATAAACGGAACCGCGTTTGCTGGTGGTGGTGGTGCAACCCCGGGAAACGTTGAAAGCTACTTGCCTATTTTGCTTAACAATATTGAATATCGAATTCCGTTGTATCGATCTATTGCGTAATTTCAAGCTGGGATTACATAAACAAACATGTACAAGCCTAGAAGTTTAAAAACTGCGCTATTTAATTTGGCGCTACCGGAACCACGGGTGCAACCGGTCCAACGCAATTTGGGATTGTGGCGCGCGTGGATGCAGCGAACGACGGGACAGGTGTAATTGGTGGCAGCCCGTTTGCATCCATCTTATAGTCAAACATACAACAATTCAACCACCGTTGCACAAACGTACTTTAACTCGGCCACAACGGCACAAGATTTGACGGTCGAACTAGCTTTGTTTTAATAAATTATAGACAAAAGAGTTTTACGACGACAGAGTCCGGCCCCAACTACCAATCGACGTACAACTACCAGTAGATGTCATGTAACAAATATATTTTTGCGTTGTATGTACGGACTGTCTTACTCACTTGTTACAAAAAAAAAGGAAAGCATCATGAGCGGCATCGGGAGCGGTATCGGAATCGGCCTTATCAATTTGTTTCAAACTTTAAATGCGGACATGGTGGAACATGCACGCGAGTGGATACTCGTCGCCACCACAACGTGCACGAAGCAACCGGATAGCGCGCCCATCAACTACTCGTTGCACATCATCCACAACTTTGCCTTTGAACACCACGGCGCGGTGTTGCATATGCGGAACATCAGGTTCGTGGACTCGGCGCTGGCTACCAAGTTCGCCCATATTCAAGCCATGTCTTCGGTGTGCGACAAATCCATTGTTCGGTGCCAGATTCTCGTGCGCACCGACGACATCCACAGTCTTGCTGCACTCACGAGTGATTTGAGAAACATAACGCACGCGTTCACCATTGTGTCGTGGTCGGTGTTGCTGCACAAGGAAAACTTTTCGGCGGCGATGGCGTCCGGCTCTCCGTTCGCGGGGTTGGCGCAGTTCACCTCATCCGTGGTACAGCTGCACCGCTACGAACAGACACGCGTGGGTCACGCCACGAAATATTACAGTCGTGAAATTGTGGACTGCGACGACCTGTGTTCTCCGGACCCGGCGGTTTGGAAATTGGGGCTGCGGCTGCACCAGACCCAGTCGCTCATGTGGATGCAACAACTAGAAGACCGCGTGGCCAGTGGCCGCAACTTCATCTCCGTGCCGCGCTGGCTGCCACTGGTGGGTACAGAGTATGTCGTGCTGCTGGAATCGTGCCTCATCATCCACAAAGACGCATTCGAGCGCATCGGCTTGACGCACCGGTCGTCGGTGCTGCAAAAAATCAAATACCGTGGTGGTATTCTGGCGGATGAGACGGGCTCCGGCAAAACATCCGTCGTGCTGGCCCTGATCGTCGCCACTCGCGGCAGGCTCGACATTGGGAAGGGAGGCGTCAACACCCACAAGGAGATCTCCGCGCAAGAAACGCTCGCCAGCATTCCGGTACAAGCAACGCTCGTGATCGTGCCGATGAACCTGTGTGCGCAATGGGTGGCGGAGCTGGCCAAGTTCGTGGATGCGGGCGTGAACCACCTGTGCGTGTACAACAAACGACAGTATGCGAGCACGACGATCCAGAAAATCATGGCGGCCGACATTGTGTTCACCACGGCGGAGTTCCTGAGCGGCAAGGCGTACCCCACGGCGTGTAAGCAGAGCGATTTTTACGTCATGAACCGACTCGTGAGCAAAGCAAGGGGCGAGGGGGGCTGTGACGCGACCGACCCCGTCATCTTCAGGGGCTTCTTCTGGAAACGTATTATTTTCGACGAGCAGCACGCGTTCCCGGTAGTGTCCGGCGTTGCTCTGCGGAGCATCAAGGGAATCAAGGCGCAGGTGTACTGGGGCATCACCGCGACACCCTCGTCGACCACGATGAACAATATGCTCAAAGTCGCCAACGACGAGTTGCCGAATGTGGATGCGTCGATGCTGCTCAACAACTGCATCCGCCGCAGTGCGTTTGTGCACGAACTGGAGCCGTTTGTGGTGCAGACCCACTGGGTGGACATCCAGCCGCGCGAGCGCGACATACTCAACACGTACCGTCACGAGGGGTTGCCGCGCCTCATCCAGCTGTGCACGTGTTTTAACGTGTTGGCCCTGTTCGGCTCGGACGGCAACATGTCTGTGCGCGCGGATGAAATCCAAGTTTGTATGACGTTCGACGAGCTTTCCCGGATGATGGTGACGCGGCGGGTGTCTGAAATAAAGTCACATATGCCGGAAGTGGAGACGTTGCAGCGTACCATCACGGTTGATAAAAAACTACTGGAGCACATTCAGGGCACCGACGGCGTGGAGGAGCAAAAGGACCAAGATCAAGACGCGGCTCCGGAGCAGTCCGTAGAGCAAGAACTAGATCTAGATCTAGATCTAGATCAAGAACCGCCGGCAGAGGAAAACACAGACGACAGCAGCATTGTCCGCGTGATCAAGCGCCGCATAAAAGTCAACGAGCGCAAGTTCGCCCAGCTCAAGGACCGAATGCATAGCTTGGTTAAACAGTGTACGTTTTTCCAGGATCAGATTGAGATGGCCGCAGACCAGCGCATCTGTCCCATTTGCTTTGTGAACACTACAGACGTTATCACCCAGTGTGGCCACTGGTTCTGTAAGGAGTGCACGCTTACTTACACCCACCAAAAAAGTGTCACTCCCTGTCCGTTGTGTAAGGTGCAGCTGCGGCAACGCGACTGGATCCAGAAGGTGGATGAGCCGGAGGCGCGTGCAGTGGTGGTGCCGGAAGCCAAGTCTGTGTCGGACGCGGAAAAGTACGGTAGCAAGCTGGCTGCCATCGTCGAGCTGCTACGACGCATCAAGGAGAGCGGGGAGCGCGCCATCATGTTTGTGCAGTGGACCGATTTGTTGCGGACGCTGCGCGCCATTCTCTCTACCGGTGGTCTTAAGGTTGTTGCCATTATGGGCAACACCGGCACTCGCAACGCAGCCGTCCAGAAACTTAAAACGGGAGAAGTGGATGTGCTGCTGCTCTCGATGGACATTAGTACCACGGGGCTCAACCTCACCGACGCTAACCATGTCATCTTTGCCCACGCGCTCGTGGGAGGCAGCCCGTCGACGCAGACGCACTCTATAAAACAGGCCGTTGCTCGCGTCTACAGGATCGGACAGATGCGACGAGTGTTTATACACTGGTTCATCACCAAAAACACGGACGAGGAGCGAGTGTTCCTTGCTAGTGCACATCAATAAATCTACATTCGAATCCTGATCCTAATAAACATTACATTATTTAACTTCTTATTCTCCGCTACTGAGTCGTCTCCAAACCGTTCCAAGCTTGTATTACATAACTGGTATTACACTTTAACAACCAATTCAACAAAAAAATAAAATAAACGACATTAAACAAATGGCAAAGTCGAAGACTCTGACGCGGTCCCGGACTCACCCTCCCCACCCCACTGACCGCGCACTTTACCAACAGGTTAAAGCGCGAATTTACAACCAAAACCCGACACACAGCGCTTATAGAAGCGGCATGATGGTAAAGGCTTACAAAAAAGATTTCGGTAAAAAATACGGGTCTTCCAGATCGCCGTACATTGGACAAAGACGCGAAGGCAGCCTTTCGCGGTGGTTCAAAGAAAAGTGGGTCAACCAAAGAGGCGAAGTCGGATATCGCTACAAAAGTGATGTGTACAGGCCGTCGGTGCGAGTCAACAGGCGCACACCGAAAACATACCGCGAACTCAGCCGCTCCGCCTTGCAGCGCGCCCGCAGGCAAAAATCAAGGACGGGACACGTCGACAGATTTTGACAACAAAAAATTGTCTAGAACTTAGCGGATGTGACGGCGCCACGTATGAAGTATCAAATCTACAATAAATGGTGTTGGCCCCATAGTGTAAGTGGTCATCACGTTTGACTTTGAATCAAGCGATCCGGGTTCAAATCCCGGTGAGGCCTTGTCCTGTATCACTTTTTTTTTATTGTACTAAAAACGTTATGAGTTTGTCACGCTACTATCGCAGGACTGACGATTGCAGGCACGAGTGTCGGGGTCTGTGTCTGGATGGGCTCGCATACCGGGTTCGGCGTGAACGACGTAAACGCCATGGCGGGCAACAAAGTCTGCGTCTCATCACTGCCGGAGTTCCGCACGATCCCCACATTCGCGGTGCCGTACTTGAAAAAAAGGACGATAAAGCGGCGCCTCGACACATTTGGGGTTTCTGCGTAGTCGAGCGTGTCGTACACGTCGCCGACACTTACATCCACGCCCGTTTGCTCAAATTTGAAGCTGGCGAAAAAAATCAACATGCCGAGCACGAGGAACACGGAGTTGGACAGCTTCTCGTCGTCGTTGCGCAAGCTGGTTTTCAGCTGCACCAACAGCTTTCCTAGCGTGCGGATATCTTGGTCGTCGCAGACGAGCGCGTCGTTCACTTCGTCCTCTGCTGTGTTGTATTTATCCGCTGACCGGCGCACCAGCCGCACCAGACGAAAGTTTGCGTGCACCACATCGCTCATTAGCGTGTCGGTTGTCACTGCCAGTCTGGACGCCTGCACAAGCGAAAACATATGCTGCTGTTTGCTATGTTTACGACATAAAATGTGATTCATGCGTGTCCAGTTTTTACACTTGGCGTTCAACTTTGTGATCGCGTTGCATTTACATTTCATTTGGTTAATGGAGTACTAAGTAGTACCACAATACTAATTTTGGTTTTTATTAATGAAGACACAAAAAACGAAAAAAAAATAAAATAATAGGTTTGCGGAGGGGTCCAACGCATGTAGCTTAATTAGACTGGCGTCTATACTTGTTCGTAAGAAGCATTGTCACAGGTAGTCGAACACGCTCCGCCGCCTCCTCCGCCGTCAACTGTTCGTCTTCCATAAGATCAATGCCGATTTTACGCAGACGCCACTGAATGCCGCCAGCAGACCGGTCGTGTTCGAGCGCAATTTGGTCCAGCGACACATTATCTGCAATCTGACGCAGTATTTCCGCCTCCTCTTCCGGCGTCCACTTTTTGCCGTACCTTGCTCGCTTGACGGGCCGCGCTTCCAGGTCGTCGCCCCCTGCTCCCTCCTTTGCGTTGCACGACGCGGCGAAGTGAGTACTCGAGCCGCACTTTCTGCACCTGTTCTCCGCGTCCCACAGTTCTTGCAGCAGAGCGCTCATCGTGGTCTTGGATAAATGCACTTGCGTATACGGACCGCCGCGCACATTGTTAATGCCTTTTGTTAGCATCCACTCTTTGGTCACCACGCTCTCGTCGAATTTGGAGGTGCTGACATGCGTGGCCAAACACGTCATCGGTTTGTACAGCTTGGTCCACGCGGCGCCGTCGCCGTTGTAATGTTCGTCCAGGCGGCGGGCGAGGTTGCACGTTTTTCCCACGTAGTACTTGTCGTTTTCAAGGGCGAGCACGTAAATGATCTCCTCGACTTCTGGCGAGTGCGTACGCGACTTTGATGTCGGACTCTCAGGCGGTGTTTGTGCGCGCGCCGTCGCAAGTGTGGAGCGAAGCGCGATGGACGACGTTCTGTCGATGTGCGCTTCGGCACATGGATCGAAAACTTTCAACGGCGTACTTCCCCACAGACTTTGTTTCAAAAATTTAAATAGTGAAGACAACATTTTGTTTATTCGTAAAAGACACGTATGGATCGATGGACAATACTTATGGTTGTGGCGTGGTTGCGTCGGTCCATAATAAATAAATTTTTTGTTGATGGCTGCTACTAGCCTTTCGGACGTGGCATGCAAAATCCTTCACCGACGTACGGCGCCGCGAACGAGGGTGCGCTGTTGGGCCGTGAGTCCACATCCAGTGTTTGCTGACAGTACAGCGGTACACCGTTGTGCGTTTGGCAGTGGGGGTACTGACCGACGACGCACGCATCGCCCTGACGCGCCCACCGTTGGTAACACGTTCCCATGTTTCGCTCTTTCAGGTACGGCGAGCCCAGACAAAACATTGGATTGTGGCGCTCAGGTTGTTCACAGTTCGGGCGGCATTGCTGGTTGGAGCTGCAGGGGTCACCCGACTGACTGCATCGCAGCTGCGCTTCAAACGTGTTTTTGTACGGTGCATACATCGCTGGATCGTTTATTCTATTGTTATTATTATTTATTAGCATAGCCGTTAACCAGTGGAAAAACCACTATCACAAAAAAAAGAATGCTTCATTTTCCAAATCTCGTGTTTTTCAAAATCTCGTGATAGTAACGATGTGTCTGTTCTGCAATATGCCTGCTCAAATGCTTCACGATCCGTTCATCTGTGGCATCTTACCCGCCGTGCTGAAGTGGACTCTCAAAAACAATTACCCGTTGGACGGTTTTGACGCGCTGGTGGAAAAAGTGGAGAGACAATGTGGAGAAGTGGATAAAGAGTACTACGAAGACTACTGTTTGTTCTGGGTGCACGATTACGACGCCAACATAAGACGTGTCTTATCCGGCACAAGTAGTCCTATATTTTTACCGTTTTTTACAACCTACTTAACCCTGATGCGAATAAAATAAAACAATACAAAAAAACATATTTATTAAGCAGGCGATGCAATGTTTCCAGCGCCCAAAACCCGGAAGGCTTTGGGCGTTTGGTTTTTAAACACAATCTCTAACGATTGCGCCCTCGTATCGTCGTTATCCTCCCCAAAAGCGGCCGACCGTTCCGTGTCGATGCACCACACTCGCTCGTTACATGTGGGCTCAATTTTCTTTTTCTGCGGCGTGTGCGCCGACACATACACAAAGTTGTTTGTCGTGGGCAAAAGCTCGCAGTTCTTTTGCGCGCACAGCTGGCGATTCCATACCGGGTGTAAGTCCTGCTTATCGGGCGTAACCCCGATTGCTAGCAACGCAGTGTCGTCGCCACGTCCCGTTGCCAAATACGTGTGGGCCATTGCATTTAACTTCTTAATGTTTTCAATCCCGCCGAATTGGTCTTCTTGTGTTGCTCCAACATCCGCATGCGAAAAGATAATGTTTCCGATTTTCACGACAAGACCACGGGATGCAAACAGTTTGGTGGCTAATAATCCGTGACCCCCGATGAACATGGAGTGGCGATTCGCCAGCGTGTTGTCATCCACCTCGTCGTTGTCATCCACCTCGTCGTTGGGTGCTTTAAATGCTTGGGTGTTTTCTGCGGTAAATGTTTGGGTGTTTTCTGTGGTGTACGCAGTCAAATCACTCGCACTAGCGTACTGTCTGTAAAAGTAGTCTGCTTGAGAGCTATCAAAGATGGTAGAATACATTTCGTGGTTTCCGAGGAGGGAGTAGACCTCGCCACCTGCAGCTACCGCCTGGATTTTTAGAAGTTCGGTGTACCATAACACCTCTATTTCTGGGTATCGGTTGGGTACGTTGTATCGCGGCCCATTTGGTCGCACTCGATCGATCTGATCGCCCAGTTGTACCACGGTGGTTGTCCCGCCGATCCAGCAGCCGCCGCCGTTGATTAGACCAGCATACCATAGAGTACGCAGAAACGCGTCGATGTCGCCATGGAGATCGCCGATGGCTACAACTTTGGTTTGTTTCTTGCCGAGGGTAATGTCAAACGGCTGGGGCGTTGCTGGCGCTGTTCTTTTTTGAAGATAGGTGAAAAACGCAACGGGATCGGACATGTTTACGGGCACATTCTCCGATCCACACCGGATGAAGTCAAAGGCGGGGTTTGCGTTGACGGTGTCCCACGTGGCGTAGCATGGTTGTTCAATCTCGGGATCTTCTGCGTCCGGTGTTTTGTTGATGGTTTCCGCCATTTCAGGTAGTAACGCCACCTTGTTTTGCGCCTTAAATTTTTTGTTAATAAGATACCTGCTTGGTCGACGTGTTGACCGCCGTATGTCAAAGCCCGAGTCAGCAGCAGAAGTGTCAGCTGATAATTTCCCCGTTGTCATGTCCATGATATATACTTGAGCGCCGGCTGACTTTTTACCACCCGCTTCAGCAGCCACTGACGCATCTGGAGAACTGCTCTTCTTGGTAAGTCGCTGCCCGAATTGCTCCAACTTCTCAAGGAAGGATGTTTGGGGTTTGGTGTTCTTTGATGGCCCATCCTGCTCGGCACTCGGCAACGACGGCGGCGTTGCACTCTGTGTTTCATCGCCGGCAGATACGTCAACCGCATCGGCGGAAGGACTTGATGTTGGTTCCTGACTTTGTGACGCGTTTTCACGCGCGACGCGATTTGCGTCGTTGATTTCTCGCACCTTCTGTTCGATTAACCACTCTTTGTCGCTAACATCAAACAACCAGTCGTCTTTGAGGTGGCGTACAACATCTTCGACGGGCACATCCGTATCCCATCCCATGTACACTTTGATCGCTTCAACAATCTCCTTATTTTGGACCTTGGCGGCTTTGCTGACCTTTCCTTGTTGTTTTTGATTCTTCTTTGTCCGCGCTTCAACAATCTCCTGGATCATCTCCTCTTTGCCGCTAACATCAAACAACAAGTCGTCTTGGAGATGACGTAATACATCTTCCACTGTGACGTCTAGATCCTGCCCAATAAACGATGTAACAGCTCTGACAATCTCCTTCTTCTGAATCTTTGCTTGCTGGTCCCGCTGTGTTTGTTGCTGGCGCAGCTCGCGTGCCCGTTTGTTTATCTCTCGTTCTTCTTGTGCTTGGAGTTTGCGTGCAGCGCGCTCTTCTTGTGCTTGGAGTCTCACAGCAACCGCTTCGTTTTTAAGCTTTTGTGCTTCCTGTAGTTTGTCTTGCCGAATATTTTCGCGCTTTTCGGCTTCGTTCGCTTTTTCCTGACGGACCTGGTTTAGTGTGGTGCATGTACTAACTATCAGCTGGTCAATGGTTTGGTTGTCGTGCTCAACGGTTGTTTTTGGATTCGAGTTTAAGTAGTCCCTGACAATCTCCAGGATTAAGCCTTGTGGTTGTTGACACAGCTCTGGCTGGCGGAGGCGTATGTATTTGTTGATTTCTTGTTTCACCAGGGACAGTTTCCGGTCAATCTGCGTCGTGGTGCGCACCATTTTCTTGATGTCATTGTTTAGTTTCGCTTTCAGTGTGGGATTGACTAACCCTTGCTGGTCCAGATACTGGTAGATGGTTTTGGAGTCGCGTAACTGAAAAACAGGCATTATTTTGGTGACAAAACTTCTCGTCTTGATGTCGCTGATGCGGATGTCAAACGTGTTCCAAACAGGGAGGGGGCTTTGGATCGTCGTCCCAGGAACCAAATTGTCATCCACCACCTGATCCAGCTGTGTAATTACGTTTGCTTGCGATTCATTTGCTGAATTGTCTTGGTCATCTTTCTGGTCATCTCCTTCTTCCCCGGCGCCGCCCTGAAGAGGTTCGCCGGCTTCATCCGTGGGTACAGGTAGTACAAATAGTTGCCGTATGTTGTCTCGATACGCCGCCTTATCTTTTTTGGCAACACTTGCTAGCGCCGGTATACCGTTTTTGAAAATGTCTTGTAGCACTATTTTCAACAGCTGTACGTACGGCGTCAGATGCAGTAGTATGTTGTCTTCTCTTTTCTTATCGGCGTCAACTTTTCGCTCCAGTTCAACTTTATACTTGTGGGCTACTTGTTTAATCAAACGTTTCAACAGAAAAACATCCTCTTCTGATTTAGGCACGCAACGATTTGTGCTGTGCTTCAACTTCCACAAGGTGCAATTTTTGATACTGTCAACAAACTGCGTGTACAGCTCTTCGAACACTGCAAACACTTCGGTGTCTGTATTTGTTACACGTAGACGGGCTTCCAGCTTGTGTTGCATAATTGTTTTGAAACAAGACTCGAGGGTTGCGCGAAAGTGCGGGTGACGCAAGTCACACCCAGGAATCGCTTGCGCGTTCTCGAAAATGTGTGCAGCCACCTCGTCAAACGTCAACTCTGGCTGTTCGGGTCCGCACATGGCTGGTTTGATAAGCGTGCGTGCACTATTTGCAACACAATCCACAGACGCGCGCTGCAAAGACCGCATTGTTGCCGCGGGGCCCCTGTAGTTGTATACGGCTTCCATCCATACATACACATCGGGCGCGATGTACTGTTTGCTCGCCGGTTTATCAGATATCCACAACGGGTCCAGACGTAGTATATCGAGCGACGACTTGTCGAATGAGGCGTTGGGAAACACGGTGGTGGCTTGGTATACCGACTCACCGTCGTCCTGAACCGGCTCGCCGCCTATCTGGTCGTCGTCACTTTGTTCGGCACCTACCTCTTCCTCGTCACTTTGTTCGCTAGTCTGTTCCTCGTCACTTTGTTCGCTAGTCTGTTCCTCGTCACCTTGTTCGCCACCAACCTGTTCGTCGTCACCTTGTTCGCCACCAATCTGTTCGTCGTCACCTTGTTCGCCACCAACCTGTTCGTCGTCATCTAGTTCGCCCATCTGTGCGTCGGTGCGCTTATTAATTTTTGGCAGGCGCTTCTTCTTACGCCTGCCACCAATGCGCGATTTTTTACGTGCACCTCCACTTTTACGTGCACCTCCACTGATTGCGCGACGCCTGCGGTTAGGTTTGTAATTATCACCTCCATCCTCCTCTCCTTGGTCGTCGTCTTCTTCATCATCTACGTCATCGCCTTCGTTGTTACCTTCGTCGTCGCTTCCCTCCACATACTCTTCGAGTTTGGAGATCTTGTTTAACGTGGTGTTTGGAGGGAATGTGGAGAGGTACATGAATATACGCGTGGTCCAATCTTTCTGGGGGAGGCTCATGTGCGAACAATTACGTATGCCGCGGCCGACCATTTGCGTGTAAACGCGCATGTCGGTCGGGGGGTTTAAGATATGGATTGCGCGTAACTCTTTGAAATCCAACCCTTCGGACAACTTGGAAAGCAGCAGCAGCACCCCGATATATTCCCCCCTCGTGTTGTCAACACCGGCGTAGTGTTTTTTCCCCTGGAAAAAGCTTAACAAGTCGTCCCGTCTCTGCTTCGGCCGGACGCCCAAGTCGTATATCGCAAAACGAGGCCTGCGTTCCAGGGTGGAGATGTCGTCTTTCGCAATGTCAAACCGTTCGTACCCTACGCTCTGCAGCATGTTTGCCAGGCCAACCAGGCCGTTATTGAACCGACTGAACACGATCTGCTTGCCCGGTGTCTGTGCAATGTTCAACACGACACGGAGCAGTTTGGGTGCAATTTCCTTGGCCAGCCGCTCCAAGAAATGACTGCGCAGCGGAACTGTTTCGTTATCGTCGTCCCCTACGTGCACGTTCAGTGTGTACGTCGGCGCCGGTTCCAAACAGTCCGCGGGCAGACTTATTTTGTGCCGCTCCTTCCCCATCTCGTCCAGGCGTCTGATGTTGTCCAGATTTTCGCGCACGTAAAACGCACCGTGGCGGCTCCGCTGAACGTTGACGTCCCGAAGTGCTATGGTGCTACAGTGTTTTTGCATGTACTGGGCATCTGGCGCGGACGACACCTCGGTGAGTATTGCGCGACAGATTTTGTTAGGATCTGTTACTGTAATTGTGGTTTTGGCCTCTTTCTTATTATCTCCACTAGCTTGATTCTGACTTGCATCGTCTTCGTTTTCGGTATCGTCGTCGTCCTCCGCCTCCGTTTCTTCTGTATCTTCCTCGGCTGCATCGCTGCGGGCGGCTGATCGCAACTCGACCGTAAGCGTTGTCCCGGTCACTCTGCTAATCAGCTTGTTGGTTACGTTTGTCACGCGGCCACGTTGCCACACACCCTCCGTACCCTTTACCGGGTCGTCCTCCGATGTCTTCACAAACACGGTGTACCGCATTTTTTTGTCGGTTGTATTGACATCCTCTACGGCGTAGGAATTCAGCGGTTGTACGGCAGCGTCGCGCGCGGCTGTCACAGTGTTATGCCGAATGTTTTTAAATCTGAAGTCGTGCACCAGGCGGTTGCTCATGGGTACAAAAACAAACTCGGGCGGATGATAAATTCGGTTCATGAGTGCATTGTTTCTGCTAAGCGCGGGGAGCTGTCGGGGGAATAAGTGGAAGTCGGATTTAATACTGTACACGGAAACGTGTCCCTGCGCCTGCTTGAATCCGTTCTCGGTCAGTTCTCCAAATCTGGGGTCGTCTCGGTCTGTGACGGTGAAGTCGTTCGGGTCTATACGCGCACCGTCTCCCCGGAGGAATTCGAGGGTTCGCCGCAGTTCGTCGCTCGTGTCAATGATGGGTGTCGCTGTAAATCCGACCAGCACACAATTTTTAGCCACCGAAATCGTGTAGTACAAACGCTGCAGCGACGCCACCCACTGCGGATCGGTGCCTTTGGTGTTGACCAAATTGTGAAACTCGTCGATACAAACAAGCGAATTATCAAAGGGGTTGTAGTCCGCTAGTTCTGCGTTGCTTTCCCGCACGCTCTTGGGTAACAACATAAACTCTTGCGTTTGATTAATGCGCTGGGATCTGTCGAAGCCCATCTGGGATCTTTTATCGGCGGAAACGTGTTTAACAAACGCGCCAGTTGTCATGTCTTTATAAAAAGGCATGTAGTTCCCCGCATTAATGTAACTAAAAAAACCAACAGCTTTAGTAACGAGTTTCTTCTTGTCGTCATCCATTGGGATTTGGAGTGTCGGTGCGTCGTCCTCACCAGACTCCCCGTTCTTCAAAAGCGTGGCCAGGCTCTTGGTATTTTTTGGTGATAACGCCAGCGCGTCCGCCATATAACCACGCACTTTGCCCGCCTCGGCAACAATTTGATTCTTAACCTCTTCGGTGGGCGCAATCACTATAATTTTTCTCTTTCGCGTGCCAGACTTATTGCTGTTCACCAGTTGTTGGAACGCCGCATAGGTGGCGGGGAAGGACAACGCCTTTGTTTGCTTGCCTCCAGCATTTTTTGCTTGCTTCTGCACGTCCTTCCCGCCGTCATTTAGCACGTCGTTCAGCGCATTTTGTAGGGCGGGGTTGGCCGCGAGGAACGCGGCGTCATTGTCTCGGAGGTACGCATTTAAAACTTGCCAGATAGTAATGGTTTTACCGGAGCCGGTGGGGTGAACAACAAGCAGTCGCTTCGTGGGGTACGTGGATTCAGGTGAGAGCAAGTACCCAACAAGACGCTGGTAGTTCTCCGGTCGGCTGATGGGCACGTGGCGGACACTACTTTCGTCCATGAGGATGTCATCTTCACCCAGGGTGTAAGTCGAGTTGTCGGTACTAACTTGCATGTATGTGCCCATCGGGTCGCTCACCGTTCCCGTGTAACTGGTCTCAAAGTTGTCCGCCGCCAACCGAACGGAAACGGTCGCATTGTGTTTTAACGACTCGGGGGCTTGTACCTGTGTACTTTTGACCCCTACTTTATCTTCCGGTCCGACGATAATGGATGTGCCGTCCGGCTTCGCAACCTTAAAGTGATACCCATAGGGGCTGATGACAGTACCGGCCGCGTGTTTTTGATAGTACACCAAGACGGGTGCCGCTGCCTCTCCCGCCTCTCCCGCCGCTTGTTGTAGCAACTGTTTAATTTGTGGTAACAACGCAGTGGACCCCTTATCCTTATCCTGGATGAGTGCATAAAAGTGAAACTTGCCAGACGCATCCTTTCGACGGATCCATGCCTTGCTTTTGTACTTGTCGTAGCACAACAAATCGTTCATTGTTAGTGCATCCCGCACGGTGCCATCGGTGGCGTCGGCCGTAAACAACTGTAACGATTCGATGTTGTCCGTGTCTACATCAAAGTTTTCGACGCCTCCTTCTTTGGGTTGTAAATTCTTAACGTAATCAACACCCATGGTGACCTGTTTCAAGTCGCCCTTTTTACTTGTTGTATACTTGAGCAGCGTTAACTTGAAAGGATACAAAATCATTTTATCGACTGTATCGGTATCGCACTGTGTTGCGGGTAGCGTCAAGAAGTGTTCTTCTTTCGACGTCGTGTCGCTGATGTGCACGACGTTTCGGGCGCTAACCGAGACGATTGTAGCAACACCTTGCTTCTTGTAGTTGACGCGGTCATTTTTCTGTAGCAAAGCAATAGGGTTGATGGCGGTGCGTGCGGCACATCCATTGATGGCGGGCGCTGGACTTATCGTTAACTGGTTCACTTTTAAAACGTCCGCCAAAAAGGGTAGGAATGATAAATGGTGTTGTGGCGGCCACTGCCAAGGCTCCGGATAGTACGGAAGTTCCACCTTGACGTCTCGAAGGCTTAGCTGCGCTAACTGCGTTTCCAGATTTTGAGTCAATTCGTCCGGCAGCACGGTTTGTTCGCTGCCGTCGTCCAACATGTAAAACAGCCGTTGGTGTTTGTCGACGTACACACGCCGGTAGCTCAGATCCGCGTAGTAGTAGATGTTGGCGTTCTTTTTGAGAGTCACCGGGTCTTTCAACACATACGGCTTTAACACCTGGTACTCGTCGTCACCCTCGCCATGGGCAATGGCGTTGTCACCGGTTGCAGTGGTTTCCTTCTGCTTCTGCTTCTGCTTCTGCTTGTGTGCCGTGTCAGGGAAAGAAAAATCATCACTGTTTTGCAGTGTTTCCTCGTCCGGCGAGGCATCGACAACGAGCAATTTCCCATATTTGACGTACAGCTGCTCCATCACTTCGTAGGGGATGTCGTTGTCCCAATTTTCGCTTCCATTCTTCACGAACAGGCGCAAATCATCGAAATCATCTTCCTGGTTTAGCTTCACAAACAACAAAAACTTATAGTCTCCTTCGCGGTACGTCGCGAACTCTTTCTTGGTCAACGACAACAACATGTACGCCTTGTCTGGCTGTAACTCTGCACGGCGAACGATAAAATTGACGCACCGGTTATTAGCATTAAGCACTTGGTCTTGAAAACATGTTTTGCTCTCTTTTGGTGCAAAAGCATTAACACATCGATTCGTTGTCTCGTTTCTCGTTTGTCCGTCGTTGCACGGTTTCAAACACTTTCCTTTCTTATTTCGATCACAGTCCATGTTCGCGTCGACTGCGTCTACGTCCGCTGTACCGCCGCGCAATAATGACCCCTCATCGATGTTACCCTCTCGCTTTGCGTATACTAGCTCTGGGTAATACGGTTGTTTAAACATGTTTTTGACGGGCAGCAGCTGTACACCCCTCAGCAAGGCGTCGGGTACAACTTTATGACCCTGTAGTGTTTTAACCACAACTGCATTATTAATCATGAACAACCGGTGTGTGTTTCCATCCGTGTCGGTGAGTGTTGCGACACGAGGGTGCTTTTTGTCCTCTCCCACAAGCAAGAGGTATTCTGTGGAAGTTTCAAAGCCTTTCGCTTTAAGAATCCGAGCACCACCACTCACTTTAGGTCGGGCTTGTTTTGGTTGTTTATTCCCCATTTATTTTAGTGAACAGATTTTATTACATTGGTTTTTTTCCCATGGGTTACGCAATTTTTAACGACCACGTGCTGTACGCGTCCATCACGGAAGGGGTAAACAAAACATTGTTGGTGGTGTAGTAATTGTCCAGCGTATCCATCTTTGCCTGTGTGCACACCAAGTGATCCGACCACTGGTCGCCCAGATTCATGAAAATAAAGCGGCCTGTATCTCGCACCAGCTGCCGCCGACACTCCATTTTGTAAATCGAAATGTTACTCACGTTGGGTGTGTGCACGGGAGGACGCATGTACAAACCGGCGTAGTTTCGTAAACCGAGGCACTCCAGCTGTGCCGTGGTGAACGCGCGACCGTCCACCGTTTCCGCTCGCGCCGTCACCAAGAAAATGGGAAGCGCCATTTGGAGCGCCAGGTCGTAGATGCGTTTGATGGGCTGGATGAGGTGTGCGTGGCACGGCTCGTTGTTTTCGTTTGCCAGCAGTGTCGCGTCGATGTCAAACACGAGCATGTATTTGTTCGCGTCGACTGCTTTAATCAAGTCTTCCGCCGCGCGAGCCACGTAATCTAAACTAGTGTTTTGGAGCAAGTACATGGTCAACAGGTAGCGGCGTGTTTACTTACTACCGGCACAATTTATATTTCATTTTTTCCGTTTGTTAGTACTCACTAACCAAACAACTGGTTTAACCAAACATCTCCATCCAAAGAACACAAACCCCCTCGAATCAGTCACGTCATCAATGCATGTGCTAGTCGTGTTCAAATCGCAGCTGCGGAAGGGCAGCTCATCATCGTGCGATGTAATCCCAACCAAGGTTAAGTTGAAAGAACCGGAGGACGGACTGCCCGTGGTCACATGGGATGACGTACGGTACTTGTTGGAGTTCCACTTCGGACTGCACCGAGCCAACGTGCGACCAGTGCACCAGTCTTTTTTAACCGGCATGTTGCTACGCGTTTTCCAACTGAACAGGAACACATGGGATAACGACCATCGACTCATGTCGATGGACCACATCCGCAACGACGAACGAATTGTGCTATGTCGCAAACCCATGTCGTCCGTCCTCTGTCGCTACGTCCCCTTTCGCTTTAGCCCCAAGCCGGTTGCTGAGGTCGGCGTCCAGGTCGACCAGGCGCGTGGCGTACCCGCGACGCTAGAGACGCTAGAGACGCTAGAGACACCAACAACGCTAGAGACGCTAGAGACACTAGACGACGAAGATGACAAGCTACGGCAGATTATGATGTCGTCGCCCTTTGAGGCGCCTTTAGAGGGGCGAGTTACAAAAGTGAACAAAAAAGACCCCAAGAAACATCCAAGCGATTACGAGTACAACGAGCTTAAACAGCCGCGTCCCGCCGCGACGTATGTGTGTGACGAATGTAGCATTGCCGGACATCATTTCCGGACCGACTGCCATCTGTACAAAGATACGTACACAAAGGACGGCGACGCCATCAAAAGACCCACCAAGATTAGCGTCGCCCATGGCATCCCAAAGCGCTTCCTGCAGAAGGTGGTGGCAGCAGCAGATGCGTCGACTTCTTCTGCGGTGCTCCGGCTGGCCACCGGTGAGCTAGTGTCGGACAGGCGCCTCGAGCTGGTGTCGGACAGGCGCGCCGAGTTTAAAGTCAACTCCACGGTGCCACCAAAAAGATCGTATGATGACATGTGCGGCAGAGTGTGGTTTGATTTCGAGGACCATGTCTTGGAGCAAGAAGCAAAACAAAAAAAGGCCGAGGACGAGTTTTACGCGAAGAACCCACGTAAAAAGTTGCAGTCTATGTGCACGCACTGGCTGCGGGGCCTGTGCCAAAAGGAGTGGTCGTGCGAGTACTTGCACAGGTACAACATGGACACGATGCCGATATGCTCCTTTTTCCTGCACTCGGTCTGCGCCAAGGCGGATGAATGCGCGTTCAAGCACGTGTTGCCGCCATCGACCCTTACCGCTAATGCGTGTCTGGACTACGCCCTGGGGTTCTGCGCCAAGGGTGGCGAACGATGCGAGCGCCAGCATTTAAAGAGAACCACCCCTTCGAGGGCCGACTTTGAAGACAACGTTAAACTGTTTGAAGTATTTATTAAAACGATGTAATTTGGATTTGGCAAGTACCTAAGTAACTACTTTTATCTTTTGAAACTACGACTCTTGCGCTCCGATTTCACTACGCACCGATTCACGTCTAGCAGCTCGGGCCGCCTCTACCTTAGCAGTCGCGTCTGCAGCTGCTTGGGCCATAGCCGCCGCGGCCGCAACGGCAACACGACCTCGACGAGTTCGTAACTCAGGAACACGACAGCTAAAATGGCAGAAATGTCTTTTTCCTTTACCTCTTTCACCTCTTTCAACATATTAAATAGTGTTGTGATGTTATCATCGCTAATTATCGGCTGATCTAAGAAGCTTTTTACCATTTTTGTTTATATAATACAGAATTTATTAAGTTTGGTCATAATGTACTTTACTATGGCCCAAGTTTTTCAAGTCTTTCTCAATTTTGGTTAAATTCTTTTCCAATACTAACACGTTATCACTACTATACGTCGTCTTGTTCTTTGGAGTAAAGTGATTTTCAATCTGTTTTAAATTGTTTTCCAACTTTACCACCTCGTCGACAACATTGTTGGTCTTGCGTATATTGGTGTCGCGTTTCCCGTGCAACAACTTTTTTGACAATAACGCAAGAGAACCCAACCCCAATGATGCTATAGCAAGTCTGTTACTTAGAATGTCGTTATGTTGTGGCACTCCTTGCTGTGCTGGTGCGTCTTGTACTGGTGGTGCGTCTTGTACTGGTGGTGCGTCTTGTACTGGTGGTGCGTCTTGCTGTACTGGTGGTGCGTCTTGTACTGGTGGTGCGTCTTGTACTGGTGGTGCGTCTTGCTGTGCTTGGGGTGCTTCTTGCTGTGCTTGGGGTGCTTCTTGTATTGGTTGTGCTTCTTGCTGTACTTGGGATGCTTCTTGTACTGGTGGTGCTTCTTGTATTTTACTTACGAAAGCTTGAATGTCTGATTTTAGTATATCCATATTAATAGTTGGCTTTTGTAAATTGGTAAGTAATGCAATACCCATTGCTATTATGTCGTCTTGTCGTTGAGTGTGTGCCATTGCGTAAGTTGGTTGTTTGGTTGACGGGTGTAATTTATATATTATAACAACGTTATAGTTTATTGTACAAACTTAGTTAGAAACGGGTGGTCCTTGTACCATGGTGCCGCGAATACCCGTGCCGTTGTTTACTGCCCGTTCCTCTTCACCCGGCTCGGCCTGCCGCACAAAACTTGACTGGAAGTACGCCGAAACCTGTTTTTGCTTCTCTTCGAGACTCATGGTAGAAACCTCGTGCTGTGCGCGTAACTCCATGAGCTCCAGCATGTGTTGTATTTTACGAGGCGTGCAGTCGGAACCCGTAAGCATCAGAATCAGGCGTGGATGGGTGCGCGATAACTGTGAGTACGTGGCGTTGTTTTGCAGAACATGCTCGCGTATTTGTTCGTCGGTCCACGCCGCGTTCCTTGCGCGAGTGATGTAAACATCCGAGAAAAGTGCCAGCGCAATTTCCCGCACCGTTTTAGCCGGCACAATCTGATCCTCCGGTAGTTTGGTGATGTGCCACTCAAACGCCTCTGCGTGCGTCTCCCCATTTTTTTTGATCATTTCTTCCAGGGGCTTGGAGTTTGTCAGCGCAACGCTTTTTGCGCCCGTGTTTGTCAGCGCTTGCGTAGTGGCGTAAACAATGTTGGAAACGGTCGTGTCATTCGTGATTGTTTCCATTTGTTATTGTGTGTCCGATATTTTTTCTACGTGTAAACTTAAAAATGAGCGCATTACCAACCACCACCATGGAGAAGGAAATTGCACAGTCCATACAGGATCAACTAAAGATTTTGGCACAACAGATCTACCAGAACCAAGAGATGGATGAACTACGTAAGCTAACTATTCAAAATCACAAAATAGATAAATTGATTACATGGATTACAGTAATAAGTTTTGTGTTTATGATTGGCGGTATCGTTTTCAACTCGGTTCATCTGTACCATATCAATCAAAAATCTAAAACAACCGACGCATCATTAACATTACTTCATAATAAAATTGACAATAAAGAAACCTAGTAATATGAGATGGAACTAATTTTATGGAGAGCTTGGAGTATAAAGGGGTGCGACCAGCGCATGTCCGTGGTGCTTTCGAGGTGGTTGAGGTGAACACGATCGGGCGTTTGCACATCCAGCGGCGTTGTAAATGAGGCATGATTGCCGTACACAAACACCGTTTCCCCGGGGAGCTTCCGACCATTGATCCACGTCATGCCTCGAAGCGCGTCGTGATGCGAGTAGTCTCGATGCGATTTACCTCGGTAGAACTCCGAACGGAACGGCGGCTTGTGCAACGACGAGCCGTACAGCAGCGCCACTCGGAATCCGCGCGCACTCATTTGCTCGCACTTCGACTCCTCTTCAATGTGCGGCCACTTTGGCTTCAGCTCCACGTACAGCTGCTGGTCCGGTAGAAAGAAATCGATCATGTACGTCCCGCCGTCTATCAAGTTGTACTTCATCGGCTCGTAAATGTAGCGAACGCGTAACTCGTCCATAAGGGCTGCAAACCGTGACTCCAGCCGGCTGCGAAAGGTGATGCCTTTGTAGTTTGTTTTGATGGCGTGAGGAAAGCTGGGACCCGCCGTTACGGGTCGAACGGCCGTCGACGGAAACACTTTCGTAAACGCAAAAATTGCTGCACCAGCCGCTGTATTATTGTCTGACACTTGCACGTGAGGCGCCGGATTCGTAGATGAAGTAGTTGTAGCGTTCATGGTAGCAGCGGTAGTATTGTTCGTAGCAGCGGTAGTGTTGTGGGTAGCAGCGGTAGTAATGTTCGTAGCAGCGGTAGTGTTGTGGGTAGCAGCGGTAGTAATGTTCGTAGCAGCGGTAGCAGTAGCAGCGGTAGTGTTGTGGGTAGCGGTAGAAGTAGCAGCGGTAGTGTTGCGGGTAGCAGCGGTATTGTTGCGGGTAGCAGCGGTAGCAGTAGCAGCGGTAGTGTTGTGGGTTGCAGTGGTTGCAGCAGTAGTGTTGTGGGTAGCAGTGGTTGCAGCGGTAGTGTTGTGGGTAGCAGTGGTTGCAGCGGTAGTGTTGTGGGTAGCAGTGGTTGCAGTGGTAGTGTTGTTGATAGCAGTGGTAGTGTTGTTGATAGCAGTGGTATTGTTGTTGATAGCAGTGGTTGCAGCAGTAGTGTTGTGTGTAGAAGCGGTAGTGGTAGCATTCGTCGCTGGGGGTAAAGTTAGCTCCGGAGTGCAGGTGAAGTTACGGAGCGGCACTTTTTCCTTTCGCGATTTTACAGCCATCTGGTCGAATAGATGAAAGTGTTTGCTGGTCATCTCTGTCACGTGGAAAAACCCCTTGTTGAACGTGGTGTTGGTCACGCTATCATGCACCACCACTTTGAGCGGCGTTTGTTTTTCGAAGGCGGCAACCATGGCACGGATCAAATTGGTTGTGCACGTCTGGCGGCTGATACGCATGAACGATTGTTTCTCGTACATGTTGGGCTTCATGATGTGAATGGCTTTCACCCTGCCCAGCTTGGTGTTTGTCGTCGTCAGATGATACTTGTCCACGCCGGATAAAAGGGTGGACCGCTGAGAGCGCGTGAAAGGAGGCATCCTCTTTTTTTCCAAAAACAAATGGCAGTGACCACGGACACACACGCCTCGGAATAATATTTTTATTTGACACTGCATACAACTACTATTGCATACAACTACATTGCATACACTATTCGCCTACAGGAACCTCGCCCTCGAGTGCATAAAATTTATCTGCGGTGATGAACTTGGACAGCTTCTGATGGCACTGTTTACATACGGCACTGAGGCGGTAGCGTCCGTTAAGCGTGCGCTTCCGCACCATGGACGGTATGTCAGCCACCATGCGTTTCTTGTCACAGGTGATGCACGGAAACTCGTCGATCAACAAACGTCTTCTAACGCCGTGTGGTCTAACGCCGTGTGGTCTGACACCGTGTGGTCTGACACCGTGTTGTCTTCTGACACAATGTGGGCCACGTTTCCGCTACACTGCTTTTTTTGGTTTTGGTTGTGCGTACCATTTTTTTTTCAATCGTATTTTGTTCTATATACGTAGATTAGATAAGATTATGTTTTTATTTGACGCGACACACCCCTACCCGCTTACGCTCAAGGTCGAACTCCCAGTAATGGCGCTGCATCATGAGGGCGCCGAACAACAACACGTCCGGATCGGGGAAGATGGCGTTAAAATCGGGAAGTGTGCGCGCGGCGTCGCACTGAAACACCGAATACGACGGGAAGTCCACATCTTGTAAGTCCGCCGGGGAGTAGGTCAGCACCGTGTTGTTTTTCTTGCTGCCGAGACGCAGTCTGACGTACCAAGACAACTCGTCGTACCCCGTTTCCGCCAACTGTTTACCCAGCGCCGCGCATCCGTAAGTGTACGTTGTGCCCGTATCCAGAATGCAGTATTTGGGTTTTCGCTTCTTGATGAGTGTCATGTGTTTCAAGTCGGGTCCCACCTCGAGGGATAGAATATCCAGCACGTAGAAGTGGGTGACGAAGTCGCGGAACATGGGTGGATCCACCATGGGCACATACTCAACGCCCGGGAAACTGGGCGCCAGGGATCCGAGAATGAACCAGCCGCCTTGGGGGTCGAGCAGCAAAGACCAGACGTTTTCGGAGCCTTGCAGCAGCTTCTCTATGGTTACATGTCTCCCATACTCGGGCCCGAGAGACTTGAGTGCGGGTCGGGCGAGACCGACCAAATTGGACGAACTGGTGCCTTGGATGTGATGCACAAAATGCACTATCATGTTGCCGAGCAAGTACTCGTTGTTGTTCAGCGCGTCGTCTTCGTTGGTGGCCGGGATGTTCTCCAGTAAAAAGCGGTGATGCATCGGTGTTTTGTCGGACATGCACGGTAGCGACACGGCGTCCATGTAATGCGACACGGTGTCTTCCTGGGAGCCGTAGACGAGTTTAGTCTTTGTACCCGCGCCCTCCTCGCCTGGGCTGATGAAGCGCCCTTTGGGTACGTAATAGAAGGGGTTGCAGTCCTTGCGTTCTTGCGCGCCGCCCTCTTTTGTCAGGGACGTGCCGCACGGACACTGCTGGGTGGAACACGACTTGCTGTCGCCGTCTTCGCACGATGTGTACTGGCACCCCGCGCCCTTTGCGGAGATTTGGGAGCTACCCGTGTCCAGCACCAGTTCCACTCGACTGTCGCCTAGTTTTAGTTTCAACATGTACGCGCCCTCCTCCTTGTCCCACCACAGTGGAGCGATTGGAACGGGCGACGCGACGCCGACCCCCAGTCGGGTGCGTGCGACAATCCGTGTGTGTCCGTTCGTTTCAGTCGATTGGACGGTGAGGCGCACTCGTCGTTTGTCGTTGATGTAGACACCCGTAATAATCAGTATGAATAATGCAATAATACTAACTATCCATATCAGTTCGGTTTTACATGCCATGCTGATAATACCACGTTTTTTTTGTTTTTAACTATTACAACTAGATTTTAGAGCTCACGTAAATTGGGGCTGGTAGGAGGTTTCGAATTTTAAGATTGATTGGGACGTTCATTTGTGACGTACATGGGTCGCGCGACGACGCCTCCGATTTAGTCCACGCAACTCATTTTGTACTCACAAAACAAATTTTCATGCCTCTTCACAGTTCCCGATTTTGAATAATTCAGTTCTATTCTTTGGTAGAAATTATTCATTTTTTTTATTAAACAGCCCCATAAATAAAAAACACATACTCATGGAGTCGTCGTCGTCATCGACGGCATCATCGTCATCGCCGGTGTACATGGCTGACGAGAGTTCGCGGCCGTCCAAGAAACATGCGGGCTTACCGGATGAAATGAAAGAGCTGTTTTACATGTCGGATAAATTCGAGCAGTACGAAGAAATCAGGCGCCAAACCATGTTTAAATACAGGGAAATGGTGGTTCTGCTGACGAGCGACGAGCTGATTGCCCGCGATGCCGCCATAGTGGAACGCGGCCTTGACGATGCGCACGTGGTCATTGCGCTGCAGGAGCGCAAGAATGCGCTGCAGGCGAATGATTTAGGGGACACCAAGATTCAGGATTCCATGTTGCAACTGTACAAAGTGTTAATGCGCCGTAAAGTCGCGACCATGACGGGGCAACGTTTACCACCGCTAAATTCCGTGTTCTCTAAATGAATAAAATAATCATAATTACATATTATTGACAGCGCAGTGTTCAATTCGTACCACGTGAATCATTGTAGCTCATAATATATTAAATGAGACCAGTGAATGATACGAATTACATTTATTTGTTGTGTGCTCTTTTTTACATAATTACCGTGGCTGTGGCGGTGGCGAGCGTCGGCAACTTTTTGATGGAACCCATGCTGCGGCGTCGATCGCTTTTTGCGGAGACAACGTTCCGGTCGGGCGACCTCATCCTTTGGTCTAAATGTTTAAAATGGTACACTGACATTGAGAAAATAGTATGCGGTTCACGATACACCCATGTGACGCTCGTAGTGGTCTCTTCCAGAGGGGTGCCTTACGGATGGGAAACAAATGTGGAAACGGGGCACCAGCTGAAACCACTTGCGCTGCTCGTGGCTGAAAAGAGCGATTGTGTATGTGTCCTGCGCAAACTGAACAGGCCGGTGGACGAGTCGTTGTTGTGTGCGTTTGTTCGTGACAATATTGGTAACAAGTACTCGTACAATGTGTGGGACGGTGTTGTCAACCAGTTGTTATCTTCCATACACAAACGCAAGCCGGCGGACAAACGCAAGCCGGCGGAAGCGCGCAAACCAACACGGCCCCGCGAACGCTTGGACATCCGCGAACGCTGGGACATCCGCGAACGCTCGGCGAGCTGCACGTCTAGGCCCCTGTTTCCGCGCAAGAAACGTTTTTGTTCGCAGCTAGTGGCGGATACGTATATGCACCTTGGCGTCATCGACTTGTTCAAAAGTGTAAAGTCTAAATCCAAATTGGTTCTTCCCGGCGACTTTTCCGCGGCCAACGATCACAACGCCTTACACTGGGTGCAGCCGTACGCACTCGGCCCCGAAATCAAAATCATAGTTTGAGGAGGTTTAGTTAGAAGTATGTATTGAGCAACTACTTGCGTTTGGTACCTTTAGTATTTCACTGATGCAACAAAATTTATATTGGGCTCAAGTTAAACCAAATCGTTTTCTTAAATTGTACGGAACAAATGGATAGCGGCACACTCGTGATTACCAACAGCAGTGCAAGCGACACGGTGGCAAGCAGTGACGAGACGGTACTGTTTGCCTTCATGGACATGTTGCAGCAATACCTGGAAGCCTTGTCGGACGTGTTCCCCGAATGTTTAAAGGTGCAACAGTACAAGTTGGGGTTAACTATGCGACTCCTGGCCGCGGGTAACGATACGGAGGAGAGGAAGGCTGTGATCAAAGAAGCGATTGTGTCGTATCACGGCAGCATGGGTCCGTACTACGCTCGCTGTATCGAACACGACGACACGTTGTTGCTCGAGGACATTGACTTGATGCGCAACATTGACATGCCGCAGAAATGGACGCCGGATCTGCACAGTGACACCAAGAACGCCATGTGGGAGTACATCACCAAGCTCAACGAGTTCTCCAATATTTACAACATGTACTCCAAGATTCCGTCCAACATGCTGACCAGCATTGAAAACATGGCTCATTCGATCGTGAACCAGATCGAAAGCGGGAACATGAGCATGAGCGATTTGAACATGCAGACCATGTCCGAGCAAGTGATGAGCTCGTTGAACATGTCGGATTTACAAGAGTTCGCTTCGCGCATGCAGTCCGGTGACGCCTCTAACATGATCGAGAACATGAGCACAATGTACAGCATGATGGGGTCGCTCATGAAAGGGCAGGACATGTAGTACAAGTCGTAGTAGAAGTAGTTCCAAAAATTCAAAACATGACGGCAATGTAAAAAATAATCATTGTATTAAATAAAGAAAAACACCAGCGATGTGTTTCAGCAAATCCAAAACAGTGAACGCCGTCTACATTATTTGTTGCGTCCTTTTAGGGGTATCTATACTTTTGCTCCCCTTCAACAAAATCAACTACAGCGCCCTTATAGTCTGCGTCACTATCCTCCTCATCATATTAGCCATTGGAATTACCAATAACACCACTAACCAGCATAACGTAGTGTGCCGACCACCGCCGGATGATGCCCCTGCGCCGGAAGAACAATCAGACCAAACACAACCATTACGGCAAAAGCAGCTGGCACCTGTTCGGATGGCCATGCCTATGCAGCCGCGACGCGAAATGGCGCTGATGCGTCCCCAGCAACGCGACATGGCGCTAATGCGCCCCCAGCAACGCGACGTCCAGTGTGAGCGTACACCGCCGCCAGCAGTAGCAGACGTGCCTGGTAATATAATGCAGCCACTGTTGCACGTGCCACGGCGCATGCCACTCCTCCAACAACCACCGTTGCTCCTACCAGTGCAAATGGAGGCGGCGCCCTTAACGCTTGTTGCCAAAGCGGATGATGGATCGAAGAGCGATGGACGGAACGACGATGACGTAGCACAGTGTGGCCCTGGTTTCACCGTTGTTCCGCCGCAGCAACCCCGTGCACAGCCTAGTGGTCCCCAAATTGTTCCAAATCTACCGCCGTTCCCCGGCGTCGTGCAGTACACGGGAGAAAGCATGTGGCGACTACCCGAGTGGCCCGTCAACCAGCCGTCGCGTGAAGAAAGTATTGCAGCCGTCGTGCCTGATTTACCCACCTGTTCCAGCAATCAAGCATCCAAAAACGCAATAAGGAACCAAGGCCTGTACGGCATTAAAGGAAATGTGTCATGTGATTTGTTGAAACGATCTGCTGTTGCAGACACGGGTTTCTTACAGCCACTTGGTGCGCGCAATGCATTCCTGGCATACAACACCTATGACCAGTTGCATTCCAAGGACCAATTCATGATCCCCGTCAACAAACAACAATTTTAACGGTCCCAGTTAACGGTCCGTAGCTAGCTAGTACTGCGGCACATTATTCCACTGTGGCGTTTGAAAACAACCGTACTCATTACATGTTACCTTATCCTGGAGGGCGATGTTGCCACGCGGAAGCATGGACAACGCTAGCTCGCACTCCATTCGGTTCGCATAGGATCTTTCTGTGATTTTGGCTGGAGTAAGCGTGGGCATACATACCGACTGGCCGTTCAAAGGCGAGACTCTGATAACATAACGCGAGCCCAGAGTGCCGTTGGGCAGCACCGAACAACACCCCGAAGACACCCCCGCGTAAAAGTTTGTCCACACGTTGCGTGCTTGATTGATTTTGACGGAGGAGGGCGGGTATTTAGCCAGCAACGCGTGGAGGGCATCCGTGAGGAGCGAAAAGGCAGCGTCCCATCCGATGCTGGGCTCGGCGCGATGCATGGGATACGTCCAGGCACACATCTCAAACGCGGTGCGCAAGCGGAAACTGTTGTGCTCCAAGAACTGTAGAACGTTGGAGACAGTCGCGAGAGTTACATATGGCGACATCAAAGCTTTGTTGATGCGTGCAAGCTCCGTGCATAACGTTGCCGTCATTTTGTTTTTATGTATATAATATTTATTATATAAACAAAACGGTTTACGATGGCCGTCTCGCTGCTCGCTTTTTTCATCAAGGAGTTCGACGAAGACACCCCGTTTATCAATACCTTCTTGCACGGCAAAAACTTACTTCGCATTCAGGAACTGTTAACCGCGCAACTACGGCAACGGACCAAGAACGCCCAAGTGCCCACCATTCAATTTAGTGACGCCATTTTAAGCGCGCTGATGACATTTGCATACAAGTACAGGTTGACGGTGCTAAGCCCGGGGGTGCTGCAGAACGCCAACCACGTGTTTGTGGACCAACTCGCCGACCAAAACGAGGGTCGCTACTTCGAGACGGCGTTCTGGAAGCGTTGGTGCTCGCAGGGACTGCCGGACCCCAACAACATCCCTCTACCCCTAGCGGCCGAGTACACCGACTACACGGTGGAAACAGATGGCTACATGCTCAATAACCCGAACGGCTACAAGAAATTCCCGCACTGGTAGGAGCGTGCCGCAAAAGTTGTCACCACGATGTAACCACACACACACAGTAGCAACCTTTGTTTGTTTCGTGGTACAGACGAACACGAACCGAGCACGAACCAAGCAAAATTATAATTCTTTTCGACATACAGCACGCACGCAAATAAATCATGCCACTTATTTTTTAATTGTGTTTTTGCGATGAAAGTGTTATCATGGGATGTGGGGCTGCGCACGCTAAGCTACTGTCTGATTGAAACCGTCGAGGGTAGTAGCACGCGCTTCCATATTATTGACTGGGATTCCATCGACGTCCAGGTCGACAACGACGAAGAATCGGCCCCTGGAACGATACGGCCAAGCAAGCGCATTAAGACGGCGGCTGTTTCCATCGAGCAGGGCGCGCGGCTGATTATGGACGCGTTGCACCGTCGCGCGGCCGTGCTCGCGGAGGGAGTGGATGCAATCATCATCGAGCAACAACCAGCGGGAGGGCACAACCAACAGTCCAATGTACGGATGAAGGTCATGAGCCACGCCATTCAGTGTTATTTCTACACGCGCGCCATTGTGGGTCACACCTTTATCATTCCCACCATCACCTTTGTACCGGCAAACAGCAAGTTCTGCGAAAAACCCAAAGCCTCCCGCAACGCTGGCGATGACAGCAACGATACCGCCGATGGTACCAGTGAGCCGACGGATGCGCAGGCCGCGCCTTCTCGCTACAGCCAAAACAAAAAGTACGCTGTTGTGAAGACACGAGAACTGCTGGAGGCAAACGTGCCTGCACCGGGATGCCCCGACCTCGACAACGACAAGGCACGCCTGATGTTCGAGTCCATCACAACGAAAAAAAAAGATGATTTAGCGGATTCCTTTTTGTTAGGGTTCTACTACCTTCGCAAACAGGCCGCCGGAGCTGCGCCGAAAGTGAAGCGAGCGCGGGCAAATCGGACGACGAAACACCAACAAGCGGGCACCGAAGAGACCACCGCGGCAGCTGCGCCCACGGAAGCTGCGCCTATGGAAGCTGCGCCCACGGAAGCTGCGCCTATGGAAGCTGCGCCCACGGAAGCTGCGCCTATGGAAGCTGCGCCCACGGAAGCTGCGCCTATGGAAGCTGCGGCCGTAAAGCGAGCGCGGGCGAAGCCAACCGAACAACAAGCAGGCACCGAAGAGACCACCGCAGAAGCTGCACCCGTGAAGCGAGCGCGGGCGCCGAAGCAACTTAAACACCAAGCGGGCGCCGAAGAGGCCACCGCGCCAGTGAAGCGAGCGCGGGCGACCAAACCAATCAAACAACAAGTTGATGGCGATAACGAAACTAGCTCGAAAAACTAAAATCTAATTTTGATTTATTTTAAATCTTGTTCCTTTTTTTTCCGTCATCCATACATACATACAATCATCATTACTACAAAACATGAGTCTAGTAGACGGGCGACAAGTTGACATTCCGCAGATGCTTCGAATCAAATCGAACGTGATCTTCTCACAGTACGAACAACTACTGGAACTAGCAATGTCCTATTACATTCAAAATGGTCGGGGAGCTGTTGTGATGACGTACGAAAACATAGGACAACTCATGTCGAAGAATGCCAGAATATTGTTGGTTTACATGCCACTGGAGATTGCAGCAGAAACAAAACGGAAAGAAGACACTGCTCTACTGCTAGAGTACGACCCGGGTGAAGAATTTGTTATTTTTATGTCGTTGCGCAACAACCGCGTAGCATATGAACATATTGCGCTGTACGGTAAAAACGGCGAAAGAGGCTCGCAAGAAATACAAACAAGATTTTAGTGATTCAATAAAAATATTATTTATTTGAGTTGTGGTCACTGTACACGATCCCACATGATGATACATGATATTGATATCGATAGTGTATAACAAATCTCATATCATTAATGAGGCGTAGTTGGTTTACTTACGCTTAGGGTGCTTGTGCTGGCTCTTCTTGCCCGCGCGAGACTTCTTGGCACCTCCACGGTGACCTTTGGCGCTACGGCCCTTGCCTTTCGAACCACCCCTACTTTTTTTAGCACCGGCAGAAATAGAAGAAGGCATTGTATGTTTTATTTATTAGGTTAGATTTTTTTTCAGTACGCCTAAACCCCAAAGTTAGATGACCAGTTGTATGACCACTTAAATGATTACTTGGATGATCACTTTACACTCCTCGCATTTTTTTCTTACCGTCCTTGTCCACTACCTCTTCCTCCTCTTCCTCCTCCACTTCCTCTTCTTCCTCCTCCACTTCCTCTTCTTCCTCTTCCTCCTCCTCCTCTTCCTCCTCCTCTTCTTCCTCCTCCTCCTCTTCTTCCTCTTCCCCCTCTTCTTCCTCCTCTTCTTCCTCCTCCTCTTCCTCCTGTTCCTCTTCCTCTTCCTCCTCTTCATCCTCCTCCTCTTCCTCCTCTTCCCCTGCTTCCTCTTCCCCATTTTCTACTTTCCCCTCGTTCTCCACATGCATTACACCGTCGTCGTCTGGTTCCATTTTGTCTTCATCTAGAATCGGTTCAGACAAGGTGGACGACGTTTCATCATCGTCTGACTGCTCGATCGGTTCATTCGATTCCTCTTCTTCTGATGACGACGTCTTTCGATTTTTCCCATCGTGTTTTTGCAGCGGAATAAGTGTTATTTTTTTATCGGCCATTTTGATGTTGATGGGTTTTTCTGTCTTCGTAGAGACTACTTTTTTACAACTGGTCTTGTTTTTTCGTAACAGTTTAAGCATACTTCCAATGTTCCTGTTGGTGATGAACGACGGCAGGTACCGATCCGGGAAATGAGTAATGGGGCATTTGTTGTCGTAGTTCTTCACAAAGTAAATGCCCCAACACTGAATGAAGTCGTCGTACGTTAAGGATTTCATTTGAAGGGTTTGGCAGTCGCAACTGATTATAACCAGCGGCGCGGTTAGTAGCCGGCATGATATCTGCCACGGAAGGCAAATGGGCAAACTTGCTTTTTCGAAGTGGGTTGGTGACACTAAATGCCGTGGATCTTCCATGAGCCGCAGAAACGTGTTCGTGGTAGCACTGTGTACCGTTGACGAAGCCGATGCGATAAACGTCGATTTGATGCCGCCGGGGCACGCAACTTGAAAGTGCACCGGTTTGGTTTTATGCTTTGATACGCCAACCGTCACCAGGGAAGAGTCCGCATTGATCATGAGTCCGCGAAGCATTTTGTCTACGCGTAAAAAAAAGCAAATGCAACTTAATGAAGATACGTTCCAACTAACTACCACGAGAACATAAAATGTGTTTTTTTTTATTGTGGATGAATTGGATTTAAATGTATGATGTTACCGCCTAAAAGACTACATATTTTAAGAAGCAACGACACCGAGAAATAGTCAGGCGTCAAGTTGTTTATGTAATCAGACGTTCCAATAAATTCAATTTGCAGCCGATGCGCGCACATGTCTTTCTCTTTGTCGCGAAACTGTTTGGTCTCCGCCTCGAGTCGCGTGGGTGCCGCCCATTCCCGAATGAACATAAATTTCCAATTTTCTAGGCAAAACACTGTTTGTGTGCGTAAACACACATGAAAAGGCTCGACAACTATGGGAATGCTCTGCGGTATGACGTTACACACTTGATTCATTTCAATACGAACATCAATGTTGCTCCGGTTGTTGACGTGTAACAAAACAGCGGTGTTATCTTGACAGTAGGAGTGTTCCACCTGCATGTTTAAGCGGCTGGCGGTTTTAATGAAATGGGTTCTACTTCGTACTGTCTTGTTGTCGTCGAAAGCGGGTAAGAGTGTTTTTTGTTTTTTTGGTTTGTGCACCGGTAAGTTTAGGGTGTAATAGTAGTCATGCGTGTCGTACGAGGGGTTCACGTGATTCCAGTCTTGGAAGCGCTGCAACATGAGCAGGGTTTGCATAAAAAACATACGAGGCAATTCATTATTAAACGCGCCGTGTTCCATTTTGCCAAAGTGTATTTTGCATTTCACTACTTCGTTTTCTTTTTTTGTTACGAATACGCTCTTCAGTCTGTTGATAAACGGCAAAATGTGTACGTGTGCATCATACAAAAGGTCAGGTACGCCGCACGGTGTTTCTGCCTCGTCCGACGACATATGCTTTGACTATTAAAACTTAAAATTCAAACTTTAGAATTTGTGTATAATTTGTACGTGAACTAAGTTTATTTTATTTTAGGACTTTGTTGTATGACTATTTTAATATTTCCTCGAACACAAATCTAAGTTTCATCTCCTCGAACACAGATGGATGACGACCATGATGCGGATATCGCAATGTACTACCAAATCATGGAGGAAGAACACGCTCAACCAGACGCGGACATGGATGCGATGATGCACCATGCTGGCGATGGCGATGGTATTGAGGGTGGTGGTGATGGCGCTGGTGTTTGCGCTGGCGTCGGTGGTGGTAGAGGTGGTGCTGGTGGCGGTGCTGGTGGTGGCGCTGGTGGTGGCGCTGGTGGTGGCGCTGGTGGTGGTGGTGCTGTTGAGGAGGGTGTTGAGGTTGTTGAGGCTGAGGGTGTTGAGGTTGTTGAGGCTGAGGTTGTTGAGGTTGTTGAGGTTGTTGAGGCTGAGGGTGTTGAGGGTGATGATGAAATTATTCCGCTACGGTTGATGCTGGTTCCCCCGCCGGAGACATCGGTTCTGGACCATGAGGTGAATTCCATTCGGGACTACTCGGTGGCGGTGGAGCACGAGGTGATATTAGCGGCTGGAGACGAGATTGCGCATCGGTGGATCCGGTGGCCTAGTTCCTTCCACAAGGATAAGTTGTTGGGGTGCGCGTACTACTTGTACGGATTCCCGCCGGGTGAAAATGATGCTCTACCGGTAGCGGTCGTGGCGCCGGAAGATATCGACCAGAAAGAACGGGATTTTATTGAGAAAACGCTGTACGTGTACTACAGGTTTGTGCACGAGGCACTGATCGACCCGGACTGCAACATGTCGACCGTGGGTCAGCGGTTTGTCCGGGTGCTCGAGACGATTAACAACATGGCGCTGCTTGTGAAGCTGCATCAGCGCACCCAGCTTGTAACCAACGAGCATTTTCATCTGGGTACGTCGAGTGCGGTGAACACCTGGAGCGAAGCCTTGAGCGTGGCACAGGGTGAGCGCGAAGAATCCAGCTTCCAAAAGCTGCTCCTGTTCTTACTGAAAAAGGCTTACACCCTGAATTTGCGCAAGTACAACGAGCGGCTGTACCGGCAGACAGTGGTGGACGCGCCCGGACTGCCGCCGTTCCGCACACACGCGTGGCAGTTGTACTCGGAGATTGAAGAGTTTGTGTACGCCGCTGTCCCGAAAGAGAGCAACTACGACATGTGGCTGAATTTAACGTCGGCGCACTCCAACGTCACGGCGGCCGGTAACTACCTAAAACACTGCAAGGACATTGAACTGCCCAAGCTGGTTCCGGACAGGCACGTGTTCTCCTTTCGCAACTGTGTGTACGATGCAGACAACCATATTATTTACGAGTACTCGGACCCTACGTCGCACATCCCTCCGTCGTTGGTGGCCGCCAAGTTTTTCGACATTGACTTTCCGGTGGAGTACGCGGACTTGCAGCTCGTTGACTGGCGCGACATTCCCACGCCGAAACTCGACCAGATCTTGGACCACCAGAAGATTTCCGACGAGGCGTTCATCGTGTCGAAAAAAGTTGTCACCGTGGACCCTGTGACGGGGCAGCGCACGACACGGATGCAGGAGGACCCGGACGCGCCGCAACTGTCTGTGAAGAATTGGTATTTTGTGTTTATCGGACGCATGATCTACGAGATCGGCGAGTACGATGAGTGGCAAGTGCTGCTGTTCATCAAGGGCGTGGCGGGCAGCGGCAAGTCCACGCTCGGTAAAATTGTGTCGTATCTGTACGATGCGAACGACGTGGGTGTGCTGAGCAACAACATCGAGAACAAGTTTGGGCTGGCGGCGCTGGTGAACAAGCTCATCTACGTGTGTTACGAGGTGAAGCACGACTTTGGCCTGGACCAGGGCGAGTTTCAGTGCATGGTGTCTGGCGAGCAGATGGCCATTCCGAAGAAATTCGAGACGGCGACATCGGTGGCGTGGAAGACGCACGGCATGTTTATGGGGAACGAGGTTGCGGCGTGGTGCGATAACTCGGGCTCCATGTCCCGACGCATCGTGCTGGGCCTCTTCAACGAGATTGTCTCCGACGGCAACCCCAAGTTGTTCGTTGAGCTGCAACAGGAGATGGGCCATATTTTGCTAAAGTGTAACCGAGCGTACCGCGAGGCCGCCGCAGCATTTGGCACCGTTGACATCTGGAATGTGCTGCCGCCGTATTTTGCAGAGAACCGCCGCAAGCTGCGCGCAGAAACACACGCGCTGGCGTTCTTTCTGGAGAACTGCACCGACCTGCACTGGGACCGAAAGGCGTACATGTCCATGGACGACATTAAGCTCATGATGAACGTGTACCTCATCGCCGACGGGTCATTCAAGTCGCAGAAACGCGGGTTCACCAGCGACTTTTACCAGTGGGTCTTCGAAGCGTACAAGATACGAGTTGACATGGACTCTAGGGATTACAAGGGCGAGCTGCGCACCACCAACTTCGTCACCGGTGTCTGCGATAAAAACAATAAACATTTAATTGTCTAAATAATCTATTTTTACCCATTCGAAACTAGGCCTCATTATTTAATTCTAGTTTATTGTATAGCGCGAGATCAGCAATGGCAGCATACGTCGGGCAGTCTGTATTCACATTTGGTGCCGACATCATTAGCGACATTATGCAAACCAAACAATTCAAAAGGTTGTACGATGTGCGCCGACTGGGGTCGCTGTGTTACCTCTTCGAACCGTTTCACCAGGTGTCCATGCACGACTCCTCGTTGCGCATGCTAGAAATAACATGTCACTGGCTAGATGCGCTCTTAGTAAACGCAAGTCCGGTGTATAGTATAAAAAACAAGGATGTGTTGTGCGTCAAGATAGCGGCGCTGGTGTATAACATCGGGCAGCGGTCGTGGTTGTTCACGTCGCCTAGTCACGCCCACGAACTCGACTCCGTCCGGTTTTTCATGCAACTCCTCCACGAAAACTTACACATTCTACACACACTGCTCTTCACTTATGGCTTGAGCACCGAAGACATCAGTCAAATTTGTCGGTTTATTCAAGGGGATGCAGACCACCCGCTGGGGTTCATCGTGAACAACCCGCTCAGCAAACTCGATGTGAACACGCTGGAAATGTTTACGCGATGTAGCGTGTTCTGGGCGACCGACATCCGCTCGCTCGTGTGGACAGGTCATAATGTTAGGGAGCTGTTCACGCACTCGCGTCTGGTGCTGCACGAAGGTAAACCTACAGTAGCGTTTGAAGAGCTTGCTCGTGTACTCGTAAACAAGTACTACCGGTCGTTCGCAACGCTGCACGGGTTTTTGGTAATGCACCCAACGGTTAACGCCGTGCACTTGATGCGTATCCAGGCCAACATCGACGTGAACGACCAGGATTGGAATGACTACAACATCCACCGCTTCCCCGACCTAATGCAGCGACTGGAGAGCCGCAACATCTACACCATGCTTGACGAAATGTTTTTAACCACGGGATCGCTGGACGAGGTGCTTTCACTGAGCAACGCCATGATTGCAGGGATTATGCAAAACAGCACAGATATACTCATGCAAGATCTAGTGGTTAGTACAACAATCTACGACTCTAACATTAGGTGTCAAAGTGCCGCAAAGGCTCTTTCGGCCGTGACAGCAAGCGGTGTCATTTGTGCATTTGATGTAGACATTGTGAATCTGCTGCATTATGAATATGTTGGTGTTGTTCGCGTGTATTCCAAAGCCGTCAACAAGCTTGAAGAAGCCCCTTTGTTTAAAGGCTACTTTTAACGACTTTTTTTTTTAACCATTGGACTACTTACGTACGTACTGATGTGTAAAAAAAACCTAATAAACCAATTGCTTTATCACCGGGGTGGGTGTACAACGTTACCACGGCTTTTGATAAATGTGTGGGTTTCACCTGCGCCACTACCCTACATTCACCCTCGTCTTTTATCCTGGCGCTTGGACGCGGTGCGTTTGGAGCGCGTGGACCCCTTTCGCTTGGACGCTTTATGACTTTTACCATGCTTCTTGGAACGACCCGCAGCGGCCCCCCGTCGTGAGGATAGCATTCTTTGCATACTCGGCAATCGCTGCACACTTGCCGGCCTGCTAGGTGTGAGTGGTTGAACTGGCGTGGTGTAGTCTTTGGCGCTGGACTGACTGGACAGAAGGTTGCCGTACGCGTCCAGCACGTTTTCCGTCACTTCCACATGTCCGACGCCGTTTTGGACTGTGTTTTTTACAATTTTTTCACGTAATTCCCCATTTTTAAACACCTGCGACGTCAACACACTTGTGGCCGCTTCACGCGAGCCGGCAACGGGCGTTGCCAGTTTAACAATATCCTGGACATCTGCCGGCTCTAGTTCGAACATGTGCATGATATTATCCACTACAGAACATACCTCGTGTCCGTTCCTGTTTGCGCTGGAATATTGACTTAACATTAGGTGGTGATCTTTAACCTTTACCGCATATTATATTTTTGTGCACTTGTAGGTCAGCACTTGTAGGTAGGGCCGAGGCAACGATAACGAGCAACGATTACAGCTTGAGGTTGTCATCGTTCACCCAACAAATAATTATTATTGTACACGCTTTTATTCTATTCGATCATAAACAAAAGCAAATCTTTTCTTTTAGTAATAAATGGCTCTGAATGGTTATACAACACACAACGGTGTCATTACGGGGATTGTGAAACCCGAAAACAGTGGAGACACCGCGGACATTGGAATACTGGATCCGAAACAGATGGCTCATTATGTCCATCCTAATCCGGGCGCACATCCGGGCGCGGGGTACTATTACCTGCCTGGGCCCGCGCCGGGCTACTTCGTTGCCTCCTCGGCCCCTGGTAGACCCTACAACTACGCAGAGCCGCCTAACAGCCAGAGCCAGAACAGATCACGCTCGAGGGAAGAGTACAGAACGCACACCAACTACCGTGGACGGGGAAGGGGGCGCGGTAGGGGCAACTTCCGAGCGTACGAGCGCAACAACGGCGCACAGTCCACGCGGTTTTGTTTTAAGTGCGCGCAAACAGGGCACGTCACCAAATCGTGCAAGCTGTACAAAACGAGTATCTGCAAGTTCTGGCGTAATCCGGCGTGCCGCTTTGAGAACAACAGCGCGGATTGTAATCACGCGCATGGCGAAGAGGAACTGCGCGCCGTCGCCGATGTGTATTGTGTGCGCATTGAGTACGAGGACGGCAAGCAATTAATTACCGGGTGCCTGCGGCCCGGACACAAAAAGGACAACTGTCCACTAAACACCGACGCCAACCGGAACTCCAACTCCAACACCGACGCCAACCGGAACTCCAACTCCAACACCGACGCCAACACCACCACCTTTGAAAAAGAATTCGGTGACGACAAAAATTAGTTTTTATTTTATGTACTAATGGTTTTAATTACCCCACGATTTATTTAGTAGACAAGCATCATCCATTCGTAATAACATAACTTTTTATTATTACGCATGGTCTCGCAGTTTTTTTACGGCGCGTGTTTGGGTGCCAGCTGTGCATGTCTAGTTCTGGAAGTCAACCACACCATTCGGGCAAAGCGCGCCGCGAAAATGCAACAATACTCCAACATGATTATTTTTATACAAGGCGCACTATTCGGATCGGTGTTCGCGCCTACTTTAATGCGTCTGTTCAACGATATCCGGGGTAGCAGCAATACACGCATCATGTCATTGTTCACCGATTTAAAGGCGGCCGTTTTTAACAATCGAATTCATTTGCCCTAATCGTTTTTTTTTGTTCATATCGTAACATTTATTTGAATAAGACTATGACAATAAAAACACTCATTGACTACGCACGCACTGACTAGCGCTTTAATCAATATAGCCCGCGGGTAACAACCCGTTTTCTTTCTTGATCGCTAACGGCACGTACATGTTAAAATAAAAGTCCTTGACGCGCGGATACAACTGCGTGTCCCAGAACTCCGCGTCGAACAATACCCTCGTCACCTGCGTCCCCGTAGGCGTCCACACCACAAAGTCGCACCAGTTGAGGTTTAAGTTGCCCATTGTTCCCTGTATCTGCGCGTTGTAGTATGCCGGCACGGCGTTCGGTTGGTAGAACTGCTTTTTAAAAGGACACTTGATTTCCAACAAGCCCTTTTCGCACCGACCGGATTTGTACGTCAGGGTGATTATACCGTCTGGACTATTGCCCATCCACGGTCTCGCCGGGTTTATGATGAGTCCCGTTTCCTCCACGCCGATGCTCACCAGTCTCTCATCATCGCCAAGCGTGGGACACTGCGCCTCAATTTCGCTGTTCATATTCTCCAGGTACTGCAGCCGTGCGGTGTCCTCGTGATCGCTACCCCAGCGCGTCGCAACGTTGCCCACGAATCCGCCCCACAACAGCTGCTTCAACAATCCGCGCGGCGACATGTACATGTTGACACCCATTGCAGCGCCAAAGTTCGATGCGGTAATACGACCCACGCGGCTCTGCAACCACTCGGCCGACCCCTGACTGTACTTTGAAATGCTCTCCACCTGTTCAGGGGTGACTTGCAGCCGCTGCATCCACGTATCCAGAGTCACAGCATCTGCCGGCGCGCACCCCCCCACCACACTCGCTGGTCTCACGGCAATGCTGGGCTGGCCATCGACGGCGCTGTTGACCATGAACGGGAAGCTGAAACCAAGCTTGGCGTTTGGCGCTACGGCTCGTTTTTTTTTCGCGGGCTGCAGAGCATCGATGTTATCACTGCAGTCATCCCAAAAAGATGCCACCGCCGGATCATCATTTCGCTCGGGCGATGGAGTGTTACTATCGTCGCTTTGCGTTGGAGTGTTACGGTCAACGGTAGTGGACATGTTTAAGTTTTCAATAAATAAATGTATTGAGGGGGAAAAAAGCATCAAGTAGCTAAAAACAAATAATATTTAGAGGAAAAGATCAGAAAGTGCGCATCCATTGTCGGACCACGTTGTGGAGTAGAACCCGCTTTGTTCGTGATCAAAATAGGTATATGGGGCGTCTCCGCAAATGCGCGCAATGTCGGGTATGAACTCCTCGGTGCACGTTATGTCCGTTTCCATGAGGTCCATGCCATTCCCGTTGTCCAGCGTCGCTGTCTGCGAGCGTTGCTGATGTGAGACCATTGTGTCGTGCGGAGCTATGTCACGCGGCGCTGTGTCATGCGGAGCTATGTCATGCGGAGCTATGTCGTGCGGCGCTGTGTCACGCGGAGCTATGTCACGCGGAGCTACAAAGTCTGCGGCGGCTGACATTTGGTCGGGAATAATATTTATGAGCCATGAACCATCCAAAATTAAAATCCTGTTAAGAAATATAAATACAAATTTGGATTCTTAATGAATTACATCAGCGATCTTGGACAAGCGGTCGATGTGTGGCAACGCCAACAAATGTCGGAGACTATTCCGGACCGGTCCTTTGTACCGATCTCCCAAACCGGAATCGAGTATTCCACCGACTACGAACCGGTGGTGTACCAGTCCAACCGCGCGTTGATGGAGGCCAACGCAGCACAGGAGCTGAATGAACTACAGGAACGAAATCACGCGACCACGGCATACTCTACGCTCGACTGTGTCGCGACACCCCTCTTCCCCACCTTCAACGCCCAGCGCGCCAGTATGTGTGCCAAACGAGAAGACCAGCTAATGGCCTCCACCAAAGGTAAATTAGAGGAGAGGCGAGTGGTGATGGCGCCTCTCGGGCGAGTGGTGATGGCGCCCGAGAGGCGAGTGGTGATGGCACCCGAGAGGCGGGAGGCGTGCGGTACGCAGAACGATAATACAATGCCATACCACAACTTGTATAACAACCAAGCTTACCTGGTTCCACTTATGGAAGAAGAAGAAGAAATGGAGGATGACTCGGACGAAGAACCCGAGCAAGATGATGCACGGCCAGTCCCGTTTGCGCGGAAAATGGTAAACAGCGTGCGTGGTTCTTTGTACGACTTGCAGCACTGGGATAAACTAACACCGACCTTGAACGGTGAAAATACGTGCGGCATTTTGAAGTATACGCTGACGCGCGACACTCGCGCCCCGTATTTGTTACTTTGGGTGTCGCTGCTCTTGCTGCTTATTATCCTGATTTGCCTGGCTATTACCGTCGGCATTAAAAAGCGGTGACAATAAACGCGTTATATCAAATGTTGTTTTTTATTAATTTTACATGTTAAATACTCAAAAAAATGGAGTCGCTGCACAATCGCATGGTGACTGCTATTCACAACAGTAACAACCGTCGCGTCTTGCTTTGCAGCCTAACTTTTTCCACCCCAGAATTTGACGATATTAGCACAGCCGCCCAAACCTTTGACGAACTTGTGATCTTAGCACACGTATTCGAAGGAGCGCCACGTGAATGCGATGGTGATGAGTGTAAGTTAATTGGTTGTGTAGAGTCCCATGGAGTACGTGTGTATGGACCGCAATTACTAAATGAGACCATTAATACCAGGAGGGCGTAAGCTAGACATCATCCATAACTCGCGCGTTTCCAACCCCACGGCGAGGCTGGTCACGGGCGACGAAATGGAGGTCATTAAGGCGGACCTAGCATCGGTGTACGTGGCGGATTCGGGCACGTGCCGCCCATTTCGACGCCTATCGGAACTATACAAATCCTTGTACGGAATGGTTGTCGCTTGGCGCCTCGCCTTCAACCGCTCACTCATTAGGATTTGTGCTTCTGATAGCGCAGGTGCTCCACCAACTCCACCACCGCCTTTACTGCCGATACTGCCACCGCCGATACTACCGCCACCGATACTGCCACCACCGATACTGCCACCGCCGATACTGCCACCGCCGATACTACCGCCGCCGATACTACCGCCGCCGATACTGCCACCACTGCTACGACCACCGATACTAGCACCGCTTGTTCGTGCTATGTACTCCTCCACGCCTAACTTTATTTGTTGTTCGATGTACTGTGGTGTAGGGATGGTAGAAATGGTAGGGATGGTAGAAATGGTAGGGATGGTAGGGATGGTAGAAATGGTAGGGATGGTAGAAATGGTAGAAATGGTAGAAATGGTAGGGATGGTAGAAATGGTAGGGATGGTAGAAATGGTAGGGATGGTAGAAATGGTAGGGATGGTAGAAATGGTAGGGATGGTAGAAATGGTAGGGATGGTAGAAATGGTAGAAATGGTAGGGATGGTAGAAATGGTAGAAATGGTAGGGATGGTAGAAATGGTAGAAATGGTAGGGATGGTAGAAATGGTAGGGATGGTAGAAATGGTAGGGATGGTAGAAATGGTAGGGATGATCTGGGAGAATTCCTGGAGAGCTTCGACTTCGACAGATTGCATGATGATACTCTTTTCTTTTCATGCATGAATAGAATCTATTAAATTATTCTGCTTTTGAACTTATGGTCCAGCACGCGTTTGGCTAATACTAAATTATCTTGTTTCTAGTGAATAAAAAATGACATGATGATAAAAGTACCGCATGCATTCATCAACTACGAGGGTAAACTTTTCGGATACAGTAACTTCAGTGCCGGCGCCTAAAACACCGCCAGTGTCGTTGGTGAACAGTGTGACGGGTCAAACGGCCAACATCTTAAAACCACAGCCAAACAATAAAAAATGGAACACGTTTCTGGTGTCGGCAGCAACTATTATGGTGGCGGCGTGTCTAATCTATATTATAATGAGGATTATTAAAATATCGAGAAACATGACAAGCGTAGAGTATTTCATGGACAAGGAAAAAGAAGGCGGCCCGTTGTGTGATGCACACAGCCGCCCGGATGCAGCGGGCACTTGTGCAGAACCCGTTTGTAGCAGCACGCCTTGGCCAAATCATCTGATTCACTCACAATCGCTTCGTGATCGCGCTGACCCTCCAAAAACACGCAACACCACCGGTGATGAAAGGAACAGCGCGCGTGTTCCGAATGTTATGCACGAGATTCATATCGTGCGCAATGTTCCCACTTTTCCGCGCGCGGGTGATGTTGGTGGCGCGCGTAGCAACAGTGTTGCACCGCGCGTCAACTCTGTTATTGATCCGGGTGTGCATGCCAACGTTACTGAGCGCAGTAGTGTTGTCGACTGCATAATTGAATCTACGGGACAGTGTGATATTGTTGCACAAAGTGTAGCGCCAGCACAGAGCGTATCTCCGGTACAACGTGTAGCAGATAGTGTATCTCCAGTAGCGCCTGTACAACGTGTACCAGATAGTGAATCTCCAGTAGCGCCGGTACAACGTGTAGTAGATAGTGTTGTAACTCCAGTATCGCCGACACAAAGTGTTTCTCCAGTATCTCCGTCCGCCAGTGTAACGCAGACACAAAGTGTATCTCCGTCAGAAAGTGCAGCCTTGGATATGTCGGAGATATCGGAATCACTAATGCAGTCTTTGGAGATTTTTGATTCGATTCACATCGAGAATCCGGCAGAGATGATTTTGCTGGGAGATGTGTTGATACTTAATGAGATGTTTGTACCGAAGCCCCGAACAACATCCATTGAAATCGAAGAAATTGAAGAAGAGGAGAAGGACATGAAGGAGAAAGATGAACAAGTGGAAGGGCGACCACACTCACCTTCGCGGGAGAGCAAATCCATAGAAGACATGGTTGTAAACGGCATGCAACCGCTTACATGTTTATTAAAAAAAATGGATGACGCAATGCAAAAAGAAAACAACACCGAAGACACGAGCAGCCAGAGTAGTGAGGATAGTCCTCGACCCGTACGTAGAACGATACGAACAAATCCAAACAGGGCAAACACCCGAAAAGCTGCTGCAGAGCCGGACCAAAAAAACGCTGATGTCGCGCCAGTTCGTCGACGGGGACGACCAGCCAAAAGCCAACAGCCAGCGCCCAACACGTTAGTTTTATCATAATGTATTACGCATCGACCGGTGACGTAATAAATTCCTCTTGCATGTAGCCTGGTCAGAAAAAAATAAACTCGTTATATACCGGATACATTGCTTCATCGCCAATGCTTATTGCGGGCTGTCCTAGTTCATACTTGCTTGCGTCGTGTTCTTTTTTGTTCTTCACGGCGTGCTTGTCATCCACCTCTTCATCTCCTGTGGGTGCGTGCAGTGCCACCGCATCATCGCCTATGGGCGTGTGCATAGTCACGAGCGTGTGCACAGTCACCGCATCATCGCCTGTGGGCGTGTCTATAGTCACCGCATCATCGCCGCATGGTGGTTGTTTATTGTGTGTCGTTAACGTTGTGTTTGTGTGTTGCATCATTTCTGTAAAGTTGTGTGCAAACATCCGCTGTTGTTCGTGAAGCTCTTTTTCGGCCATTAGTATTGCAAGCCGTAGTTGCTCCTCTCGGTCTTGTTGTTCCTGTAGTTGGCGCACGTGCCACGCGTTTAAATCATGGACATAAGTGGACAGTTCGACACACTGACGCTGGACGCAGGACTCTCTGATTTGTATTTCCTGGAGCTGCGTCTGGACGAGCTCGCGATCAACCTGTTTCTGTGTCGTTGTACTTTGCAGCATGTCATGCACTTCCTTAGTGTATTCCTCAGTGTACTGCTGTTGAAGGCGTTTCTCGAATTCGATCTGTTCTTCGGTAGCCTTTGCCGCAACAGTGCGCGCGAACTTTTGTTTCCACGCGTCCGCGCGCGCGGCGTCGTTCACCGCCTCCGGTCTCTTCACCGCCGCCAGCCTTTTTGTAGCGCCGCCATGCACGGGTCTATGCGGTGCATGGCTGACCGTTGATAGTATCACTGTTCGGCCCGCCACTTCTGCAACCGCAAACGCGTCAATAAGGCACGGATGGGAGCACGCGGAGCAGTAACACGGCATCCCCACGAGCAAGCGTGTCTGGCTCCACTTCTCCGCACACTTCTTATGCGCCATGTGTGCACATTTGAGAATGGCGACGACATCTTTGTGCCTGTACGGTTTTTCGCACAACAAACACGATGCACGTGCACTGCCATGCAAGGGACGAAGCGGACGGAGGGGCGGTGCGGCCTTTCGCGTCATGGACCGGGGATGCACAATGGTTCGATGAGCTGCGGGGCGCGGAGCGGCGAAGGCAAAGTGGCCGATACAATAACCCGCAACAGTCGCGGCGCCAGCTGCAATCACAACCGCCATCTGTTCTGTATATAATGTATAAACTCAATTATTTCTTTATTGTATTCTCCTATCGACCATACGCATGGCGCGCCTATCCACATGCTAGGCCACATGCTAGGCCACATGCTAGGTACACCACTACTAGACACTACCACTAGAGCACTGTTTTACTAATGCTCAGAAAACCACCAATTAAGCGCACCCACATAAATATTAAGATGTCGTCACCGCACGTTGTGCTGGGTAGCAGGTGTTTAAGGAACAAAACGGTGCCGACCACGGTCCACGTAACGACTACAAAGATCTGAACCGGTCGTAATATTAACTTTAAAATGTCTTTGACAGGACTGGCGATAATGGCGCCCAGCGCGACGAGCATGACCAGTTGGAACGAGGCGTCCACCAACAGCCACGTCGTCAGCGTGATGAAGTACGAGTTGTGCTGGCAAGATATGGAATGCAGCCCGAAGTAAAACTCGACCACTATAAGCGGCAACATGAAAACAGCCAGAAAAGCGAACGAACACAACCACGCCCCCCACGACATCTGCTGCTCCCCGTCCGTCGCGTCGTTTGCCCCCACAACATTCACTGCGAACATGTCGTGTTGTTTTTGTACAAAATGAAAACGTACACCCAGGCGACGCACAGGACAATAAAATTATATTTTTGACTTTAGCCGAGACAAACTCTACTTTTGCTGTTGTTCCACATGAGCCATCCTCACATCAATGACTCACGGCATGGTTTGGACTAACGTCTGTCTTTTCTGATTTTAACATTTGTTTGTTGTGTCTCTTGAAATGGTGGCCCATCACAAACTGGAAGGCGAACTTGTCCATGGTGATGTTGTCGTGAAATGTCTCGCACATGTAGAACGGCGCGGTTTCATCTTTTTCGCGCCACTGTTTCCGCATCTGGTCCAGGCATTTACGAACCTCGCTTACCGACATACCGTCAATCGCAGAGGTCACAGTGCGCTTCGTGCTTTTCCGCGTCTCCTCCATCGTTCCCATTTCGCTATGCTTCTCCGACATGGATGAGTGAGTGTTTACACACGGTTGTCGTTATGGTTGTTTTGGTGGGTCACACAAACACACACACACAAACACCACGCTCTTTTTGTCTGAACGTCAACAAAAAAAAACAACAAAATACAATGCAATAAGGTGGCGCGAACGGTGCCTAGAGCAGGTACGGGTTGTAGATGGGAACAAGCGGCATGTCTTGGACGGCCCGTTTTTTCACCTGGTACAAATCTTGGTACAGCGGCAGATCCGGTCCGTTGGGACACGTGGAGCCGCCAGCGAACTGGTACGGCCACTTGCCGGTGTTGTACTCGTAAGACTCGGCGGTGCAGCACGGCGGGCCCTCGTCGCGAACCATCATGCGTGTCTGGAATCTGTCGGTGGTGCACGGGGGGCACGACGTGCACAACCGATCGGGATTTTCGGCGCTCATGACCCCCCACGCCTTGTTGGCGCCGCACACCCACTCGCCGCCCGCATACTGGTCAAAGTAGGGCAGCTCGTTCAGCACGGACCACGACATGGGGTTCTCGTCCGTGAAACTCGTCGTTTGCATACTGAAAGACTGGTTCGAACTCATGTGTTTGATTTATTTGTATAGACACATTATAATTACAGCCGCTTGGCGCGGCTGACACTTGCTTGGCGCGTCGATCGTGGTGGCTACAAATACCACTGATAACTTCACCGCAAAAAAAATCTAGTCTATCATTAAATATACAAACCAACGCAAATTCTACCATCATGTCTTTTCTAAGCGGTGGCACTTCAGTTTTCTCAAGCCCGGTACCCCCGGCATTCACAGGCGGCGCAAAAAGGGGTTACGGCGGCAAAAGTAGCAAGGGCGGCAAGGGTGTCGGCAGGGGTGGCAAGGGCGCCAAGGGCGGCAAGCGCAAGCTACGCGGCGGCGGCGATTGTGATGCGGGAATCATTACCGTCACCATCATCTTCATTGTCATTTTGCTTATGATTATCATCGGAGCGGCGTGCTGGAACACCAATTACAACAACAACGGCGTGTCCGACGTTGTCGTCGACTTCATCAATTGCCCCAATGCGGCTCCAGTAACCCTTCCCGCCGTTGCTACTTCCCTTGCTCCTAAAAGTTTAATGCAGCGCATGGAGACTGCCAAGGCCGCCGTTGTTCAAGACCTACAGTCCGAAGACGAGGCGAGGCGGCTACTGGGCGGAAGTAATGACGCCATGCTCTTCATTTACATGGACGGATGCGGCTTCTGCCACAAGGCACTACCCGTGTTTCAAGAACTAGCCGCCAACTTCGGCAACGTCAAGCTTGCAAAACTAAACGCCAAAAATGCAGCCGGCTTGATTCAGGAGAACGAGCTCGACGGCTTCCCCACGTTTCTGACCAACTTTGGCCAACAACGGAAACACGTCGGCTTTAAGCCCAAGCCAAGCATGGAGCGCATCCTCCAAGGCGCAGCAAGGGGGGCTAACGCGCGCATTGTCGTGTCACCTGTGTCGCCTGTCGCACCGCCGGCGAACAACGCGGGGCGCGGTGGAGGCAGTGGAGGCAAGGGCGCGGTCGAAGTGACGGAACAGGAAGCACTCGCGGAGTTAGCCAACGACAAGAGTGTTCAAAAGACTATTTTATTCATCTACGCGGACTGGTGCGGCTTCTGCAAAAAAATGAAACCAGTGTACACCGAACTGGCGACGGACCCCAAGTACCACCAGTACAAGCTCATGATGATCAACGCCGACAAAGCGCCCAACATCGTAAAGAATAACCAAATCACCGGATACCCCAGTTTTCTGCGCAACTTCGGCCCCGACAAGAAAAAAGCAGGATACCAGAACAAATTACAATTCGCGCAATTGTTAGACCAGCACTAGCATCGCGGAGGTAAACTTTATTGTTTAAACTTTATTGTCTTCCTATAAATAAATACACACGATGGCCACTCCCTTCCCACAAGCCATGCTTAAGCAACTACGACAAACCGAAATTGGGGAGGCCGCCATTTTGGCGATCGGCATTTTTATGGTTATAGTTGGACGGCTCGGCGTGGAAATGTACAACCGTATCTTGACCATGAAAGGCGACGAAAATCAGCAGCTGCTCAACGGCAACTACGCCAAGAACGCCAATACATTGTTCAAAGTAACAACCGAATTGGGGCACTGGTTGATCGCGCTGCTCGTTGCAGCGTTAACTTTTAATATTGGCGCCAAAGCGTACAAAAAGCCCGTGAAGCATAGAAGCCACGGTGAAAAGGCGATGACAATCATACAGTTGCTGTCGTGCATCACTGCCACGGTGTTGGTGTTCGTCCAGACCGTCTACGGGACAACGCTGTACACCAAGGTGCTGAACTGGAGCCTGCCGGGCGATAAACCAGAGGCGAGCAAGAAGCAGAAGGATTACGCCAAACGGATTTACATATTCATGATCATCACGATGGTAATCACGCTCGCCATCTTTCTCTTTTACGGAATCAGTGAGCTGCACCCCATTTGGTTAGAACACGCAGCTGCTAAAAAAGCAACAACGGGGGGAACGCTAGAAACAGAAAAAGAACTAGAATTGCCAGAAACAGGAGTAAATAGTGGAGCAAAAGTAGGTTTTGGCGGCGGCTGGCGATCCTCCGGTATTTCGCCCATGCCTAGCGTGAGCGGCATAACCAGCTTAAGCGGTGGCATGTCCACCTTCTTCAACTACTAGTTACAGCGATCTACCACTCTAAACTTAAATAAATAAACTTAGAGGAACAATTGTTTACCGGACACCATCATCTCCACCGGATTGCACACCTCGCCGAACGGTGCGCGACACTGCACAGTGATGTGATTTATCGAGTTGCCGTACAGGTGCAGCAGCTTCCCCGGCTTGCGCATGTCCGCCGTCGACTTTAGCACGCACCGCAACTCCGCCCCCGATGCGACCACGGTCATGCTGTGGTTTATGCCGTGAATCTGCCGCTGCACGTCGGACGTGGGCATGATAATGCCGCTGAAACGATCGCCACCGCATTCACACTCGTACCACAACTCCATATTTGTCCCGTTCTCAATGTGGTATTTGTACATTCTCGACGTGACGTTTAAATAGTTGTTTAGAAATAAAATAGTTTCAGATAATAAAATATAATATAATGCTAACACCAGGTGAGAGGAAAACTATCATGTGGTCGGTGATTGCTTTTTTGGTGGCAGTGGTGATTACTTTAATCAGCATTGCGTCACAAACACACACGTGGCCGTTCAAGAAGAGCTGTAAAGACACATCATGCCCCCCTCCATGCGAAAAGTGTCCGGACGCACCCGACGCGGCTCCGTGCGCAGAGTGTCCAGACGTCTGTCCAGACGCGGACTTACAACAGGGACAAGTTTACATGTTGGGCGCGCAACAACTCGTCGAGGAATGCAAATGCAGCAATTTAAATTGTGTGGTGACATGCGAGGACGACAACAAAAACTGCGTCGCCAAGTGTGCCAAGTGTTTCACCAACCTTGATTGCAACCCAGCACTAAACGAAGTATGCACCGACGGTAACTGCGTAGTCAAACCTTGCACTGACAAGTGCCCCCCCGGCAACAACTGCGGACACTCCGCGTGTGGTAAATCGTGCCCGCCGGTTTGCAAACTTCGTGAGATGTGCGATACAGACGGCAGTTGCGTCCCTATTCCCGAATCAAAGGTATCCGAATGGTTTTCGAAGGAGCTGTTTGATCAGTTGACACCATATGCCGGTATTAGCTCCATCTACGCCGACGATGGCAAACCCTTCTACACGTACGAAGACTTCATGGATGCCATCTCCATAATGGACACGTACCCCAGACCGTACAAAGGATTCGCGAGTTCCGGAACGCTCGAACAAAATAAGAGAGAAATGGCGGCGTTTTTTGCAAATGCTGCTGAAGAGATTGGAACAGGCAGTCCGGCGCCCGCCAAATGCACGCCACCGCCGCCCATGCAGAGCAGACGCAACCGATACAATAGCAGCAGATACTATACTAGCAAAAGTGACGTCGACAGAACAAGTGGCTCGTTGGGTTCTTGCACCGCAACAACGGAGGGTGCTTTACCTGCGTTTAGTGGATCCAACGAGGAGGCGTGCGGTGCGAACCAGCTGCTGGTTAAAAACACCGATGCGGGCAAAACTAACATGGGGTGTAACAACTTTTGTTTGGCGAGTGTCTCATTCACCCCTAATCCTGCACGATCGCTAAATCCGTCGTCGAGCAAGACAAATCTGGTGGATGGCGGGTGCATCTTCAACAGTTTAGTAGCTAATGGAAAACCGGTGGATTCAGGCCAGAGCTCGTACGCATGCGTGTCTTCTTCAGGGAAACTGTGGACAGGCATGCCATCCGATGTTGCGTCGCTAATTACAAACCCAGACACAAAGGACTTATTTACGGTTAACACAGCTACAGCCCAGAGTTTAATGGCGTGTGCCGAGGACGACGGTGACTGCCGATGCTTACCAAACGACTTCGCGTGTCAGTACGTTGGCCGGGGACCCACCCAGCTTACAGGAAACATTAACTACACCGACTGCAGTTTGGTGCTCTACCAAGACCTACGCCTAGTGAAGTGGCCGAATCTGTTAACAACCACCGATAGAACAGCAACTACTCATGAAAACAACGCATACATGCAAAAGTGCATCATGGATGGACATACACTCAACGATTGTAACTCGTTGTTCGCATTTGCTGGAGGGCCGTTACCCGCAGTAATACTTAACACCACGCATTCCGCCAGAGTACTCGCGTGGCTCACAACGCTGTTCTTCTGGATGGATACAGCTAGAAGCGGTAAACAGTTGTCGTGTCACCAGGCCATGCTAAACGATGACCTCGGCTTCTCGTGTGCTGCCTTCATTATCAACGGCAACGGGTGCACTGAAGACCAGCCCAAACTACTGTACTACCCTATTATATGTGGCATACTTAAGGTTGATCCAGGTAAACTGTGTACAACAACTCCAGGTTTCGATCCCACCGACTTCTGTGCGAATCCGCCTCCTACCAAATGTGAGAGCAACGACGACTGCAACGCGGGCATTCCGTGCAACCTTACCACCGGCGTGTGCACCACACCAACATGCAAGGGCGTTTTTGAAACAGCGTACGAATCAGATGGAACATGTGACACCGAATATCAAAAGTTTAGTATCGGCAAAGTGAAGTGCTGCTGCCCGTACAGTACCTACGTTGATAATCCCAACATGCCGACAACGTGCAGCACGACAAGACCGCCTCCCCCCAGCCATTGCACGTCGTCGAAGTACACCCCCACGTACTCAGACTGGTCGGACTGCTCCGTCACATGCGGCGGCGGCGTGCAAAACAAAACCGTGAGGTGCATGGACGCGGACTACAACGACGCGGAGCTTGGGTGCTGCAGCTTTACCCAGCCGGTGCAGCAAACGTGCAACCAGCAAGTGTGCGTGTGCAATCCAGCATGCACGGATGGCAACGTGTGCATTAACGCGAAGTGTCAGCCACCGCTGCAGTATAACTCATCCACCTTTTACAACAAAAGAGTGTTGCCGGGCGGATCCTACGAAAATGCAGACACGAGTAACCTGTGTCTGCACGGTGGAGACTTGATGTCGTGCAGCGGCCACGGTATCTGTGCAGGCAACGACAACGGCTACGGCACAGCATGGAAGCAAATTATTGGCGCAGACGGTAAATTATCGGTCGAAGGAGGAATAGGGTGTCAACAAACAGAGGAACCGGGGCGAACCCTTTGCAAAAATACCAAGGAGTGGTTCACCGACCCTACTGCAGCGTGCACGTGTTTCGACGGCTGGTCCGGGAATGCCTGTCAAATACCGCCGGGCGGCTCCGAAAACCAGTGGGGTTTTCCTACCGCTGCTAACCTTTCGCACTACAACGAAGCAATAGCGGCTCTAGACTCCGGTACGGCAACAACCTCTGATTACAGCATACTGGCGAATGCAGGTGGAATGTGTGCCCAGGGCGAGAAATTTCATTTGGACCAAAACATGCCGTACGAAATTGACCCTGAAACTGGTTTGGTAAAACTTGATGCGGCTGGAAAACCCATTCAAATTCAAGCCGCTTTTGCGGTGAACCCCATGATGTTTGGCGAGCGCGTCCACCGACCCGGCGAAAACTGGGCCAACCCCAACCCTGGTCTGGACAACCAGTCCGCTGGCAAAGCGTGTGGTAGCTGCTGGAAGCTAAGTAAACAGGGGGGCGACGGCTCCGTAAACACGCTAACCGGCGTGGTAGTCGATCGGTGCGGCGGCAACTGCTTGACGTACCCAACAATGAATTTTACGAATGGAAAATATCAATTCACAGATCCTCAAGGTAAGTTGGTTACTTACTTGCCAGCGGATGTGCCTGTCGAATTCACAAAAGTGGAAAACAGCGGAAGGGGGGTAGATTGGCGTGATATGATCGATAGATTTCAAGATGTAAACGGTGTATATTACGCGCCCTTTTTCAAGTACTTTAAAAATATTGACTGCTCCAACCTTATGTATGACAAGGGAGTACAGCCCGTACCGGGCTTTAAGTCGCCGACATATAACTTTGCTGCTGCTCGAGCAGCAAGCCCGATTGCTGATGCAAATTCCAAAGAGAGTGCGTATCGAAAAACATTTTTCAAGTGGAGGGGGGCCGACATTGTGGACTGGTGCTCGTCCAATGACCACCCGCACTTTGACATTTCGCTCGATGAGCATAAACTGTTATGTCCGGACACAAACAATGGCAACTGCGTGGCGGACACGTGGGAGACTATTCCATGCACCGCCATCGGCTTCAAAAATACAACCGAACCATCAGATATGGGTACGGGTTACTGGCCCAACGGCTGTGACAGAAACGCCTTTCTAAACTGCGGCTCCACTGATGCGATCCCCAATTGGGATGCGAAAAAAATACCACCCCCCGGCCAGTTTGGATACGTTCTTAAATCTCTTAACGAAGGCACGCCACAGGAGCAGTATCGCTGCTGTCCCGCATCGTATGATGGCGCGCAAAACAGTTACCCCACCGAAGAGCAATGTAAAAATGAGTGCGCACATAACAGCGTTAATTACAATACTGCAACAGACCCCGAGACTATAGCTGCTCTATGTAAAAACTATGGGGACCATAGTGACAAGTGTCTGTCCGATGCCCCGCCAGAACCCGTAAAGGGTTGGTATCTAAAAGCAAAAAGTAACGGCGCCGTTCAACAATACCGCTGCTGCCCCAATGCGCCTCCAGGTACCACTAATGTTTATGATACCGAAGATGACTGTAAAGCACAGTGTGCCCAGAATACTCCCAATTACACTACCGAAGGTGACTGTGGGACTTTCAGTGACCACAGTTATGCGTGTCTGCCTCCGCCTGGGCCACCTGGGCCACCTGGGCCACCTGAGGCCGCCAATTACAGTTTAAGAATTAACTATGCAGATAGCACTTTGCGGTGCTGCCCCGTGACAGACTCCTGGAAAATTGAAGGTTCGTACAGCGACGAACAAACATGTAAACAGGACTGCGCCAAAAACGACGCAAGCTACAGAGATGATGCAGTCTGTAATACTAGCATGGCATATACCGATTGTTTGTAATCGTTTTCGGCAGCGATAACATAGAGTTTATTAGCCATTAATAAATCTGTTTTTTTTTGTAGGCGTGCTTAAATAAAAAAGACAATTAAATACATTGGTGTCATGAAACTACCGTTTATTTACTTTTTACTACTTGTTGTCGGAATACTGCCGTTTTTACTACACTGGGTGTTCCACAGCAACAATCAGTCACCGCTGGCGTATAATGTAGTAGTACCGCTGCACCCGTTACGCCGCTCACCTACGGATCCCGAAACTATAGACATCATCACCTTGCACGAAAACTCAGATGACCCCGGACCCACACTACCACCAGACAGTACTCCCGACGAAGAGGAGGAGCAAGTGGACAGCAGTAGTTCCGTTGATCTGAACATGTTGTTGATGAAGTATCGCCCCGTCATCTATCTGAACACATCCGAAAAATACTTTCCCCTCACCATCCAAGAGTTTCTGGCCAGTTCGCAGCTTGTGCGGTGTAACAACAAGACGGTTCTAAAGGACTACGGCGACATCACACCGGAAAACATTGCGTCGTTCAACACCGAGTTCGCCGCGCCCGAAGATCTAATGGTCGAGATACGCGAGTCGGCGCACAATGGACACGACCCACTCACGCTGGCTCAAGTGCCCGTGTACGTCCACGTGTACGACCACCCCGCCACCAACTCGATCGTGGCACAATACGTGTTTCTGTACGCCTACAACGGGGCGCAGCGGATTGCCGGCATGGACTTTGGCGCACACAAGGGGGATGTGGAGCACGTGTCGGTGTTCATCGACAAGACCACGCACGCACTAACCCACATGTACTTTGCGGCGCACAACACGGGCAACGGCCGGTTAGTGCCTCGCGACCGCATCAAGTTTTACCACGGCGGGACGCACCCCGTGGTGTACTCGGCGCGGTGGTCGCACGCCAGTTATGAGAAAAGCGGGAAGTTTCCACAGGGACGCGCGCATACCGGGTCCGTCGTCGACAGTGTCAGTATGTACGACGACATGACGGATGACACGGGCGTGCACTGGCGCCCCAACACCGTGGTCGTGATCGATAATACCACAGGGTGGAACGTGTTTAAGGGTACTTTGGGTGGGGGCAGAGACAGGGGGCCTCGCGCGCCCTCACAGCAAAAGGGGTGGTACGGCAAGGGCTTGTAGGTGTAACCGGTAACATTAAGGTGCTAAAATAACAACAAATAACAACGAGTCCCATGGTGTTATTGCTTATATATGTTAACCAGCGTAGGTGGTCGGTTAACTGACTGAACTGCGGGCGGCGCGCACCGACTGAACGGTACACTCGCGCTCCGCGTTGAGAGCCCAGCGTTTCCACTCGTTCAACTGCGTAACCATCGTATCACCTTGCGCCTCCAATTGTTCAATGTGCGTCTCGAGACGCGTAACTCTAGCTTTTAGTTCAATATTTTCGTTGTGCACGCGGTCAAATAACTCCACCATCACCACAGCACCGCTCACACCGCTCACACCGCTCACCACAGCACCGCTCACCACAGCACCGCTCACCACAGCACAGCTGACGGGATGGTTAACGGGAGGAACATTCGCCATCATAAAATAAATTAAACGAAAAATCACTAATCTTTTGTTATCTTAATTTATTTTATTTAACTTTTTAATTAAACTAACCAAATACGCTAGTTGTACCCCGCGAAAAACGTGTCCATCGCCTCGGCGTAGTTGGGCTGGTTGTAGGTGACCGCGATGGTGTCTCGAAAGGGCGCGGCGCTCAGGGCCATGGACAGTTTCTGCCGCTGCGGCTGGTTGTTCGTGCACACGGCCTCGCTGGGGTAGTAACAGTTCAGCACCTGGTTGTCCGAGCACGGGCGGTCGGGCAGCGGCCGACCGGTCGATCTGTCCACGCCACCGCACACGCTGTTGAAGCACCGAACACACGTGCCGTCAGACAACATGCCGAACTTGACGCTGTCCGGCGAGCCGGCGCTGGCGCCCATGCCGCTGCGAGCCGGTGGAGCCGGCGCCAGCAACGCATTCATCGACAGCTTGCCCAGCCCGATTACCCCCGGTTGTTTCGCCGGCGCATTTTGATCCCAAAAGTTGGAACTCATTCGTGTTTCTTCATTACGACTTATTTTTTTTCTGTCTGTCAAGTAAACACAAAGTAAACCCTCCATGAGTTTCCACGCACGCAAACCATCCCAAGGCGATATTCATGTGCACCACCGACAGCGCCCCGCGGGCAGATCGGCCCGACTCATGACGGCGGAACAGGCCCGGCGACTCAATAGGCCCATGAGCGAGCAGCAGCAAATGGCGTTTAATGCGGCCATGGCCGACGTGGCCCGGCCGTCGGGCGGCTACTCGGGCTGCGGCTACGTCGACTACGACCAGGGCATCGTGTGCCAGAACGCCAACATGCCCAACTACCACCCCAACGCCGAGTCGTTCTTCTCCAACTGGGTGGCCAACGTCGACTACCCGTACGGCCCCGACTTCCCGCAGCCCAACGTCATGGCGGACGGCACGCTCGAGCAGATCATGGCGGGCGGCGGCGGCGGCATGAACCCGTGCATCGACGACTGCTCGTGCGCCAACGACCCGCAGTGCACGTGCCGCAACGCCGACCCCGCCATGCAGTGCGGCTGGCCCAGCGTCGGCAACGACTGCATGGAGCCCGTGCCGAACGGCAAGTACGCCTCGCTCGCCGCCTGCGAGTCGGCCAACTCGCTCGGCTACTACGACCCCTCCATGCAAGCCCGGCGGTGATTTATGATATGCCTAGCATCGATTTAAGCCTGCCGTCTACACTACTCGGAATTAAAAAACTAAAAAGTTCGTATACACACTTCATAATTTTCGTGACAACAGAATCACCAGATGAAGATGTTGATATTTGCTTGAAACACGTATAAGCTTCGGTGAAATGCGTCGTAATGGAGGTCATAGTTAACCTTTTTTCAGTTAAAGGCGTATAAACCTTATAAACAAGTGTGCCTGCGGCCACAATAGCTGCAGCAGCCCCCATCATGTCACTGTATGACATTTTGCCTCCTTGAAGTAGTTTAAGCAAAGGGTTCTTGTCGGCGTCCAAAGTGGTAAAGCTATTAATAAAAGACTTTAGAGAAGACTTGACAAAGGCGTACGTGTCGCCCGCCGCGTCGCCCGCCGCGTCGCCCATTCGCGAAACGATGCCGCGACTCTTTTTATCGTGCTCATCCATTTCCTGGATGGCGTTTCGACGTATCTCGGTGAGGTCGCGCTCAATACACTTGTTCTGCGCGTCCATTTCGCACTTGGTGAGCCCGTCGGCCGTAACGAGCGTGCTGCAAAAGGCGCGCCGGTCCTCCACCGAGTCCTCGGGAAACATGCTGTTGACACTGTCGCACGACACGTCGGCGCGGGAAATGCTCAGCAGCCGCGAGTTGATCATGGCGGCGTTCTGCACGATGTCGCGCAACAGCCCCAGTTTCACGCGCACCTCGCGGTCGTCCGGGATGGTGGTGACCTGTACCCTTTGTTGCTGGCGCAGCATTTTGCGCGGCATGCACTCATCGCCTTCGCTGTTGAACACGTTGGTGCCCAAGTCGTCGGGGCACAGCTCCTTCGCCGGGTCGCACGCCACCATGCCCACGGGGCAGTCGCGGCCGACGTACGCGCGGTCCGTCAACCCCGGGAACTGCGGCGGCGCCTCACTCGTATCATCATCGTCGTCGCCGCCATTATTGTCGCCATCGCCGCCATCATTGTCGCCGCTCCCCGACGCTTGTGTGGACGCATCTTCGTTGTCGCCACCCGCGTCGTCCGCGAACACGTTTTCGACCCCGCTGCTGTGTTGCGACAACGACTCTTGACGTGAGCGTCCGCCCTGGTTTCTCTTCTCCGCGGCGAGCATCGTCTCGAGCTCCGCGATCTTTAGTTTCATCATTTGCAGTCGTTGCTCGATATCGGAAGCTGCCATCCGCGTGGTGTCCCAACTTTTTACCTATATAAGTAACATAATAATTTTACGCTTTTTGCACCTTTTTAATAAACCAGCATTAATAGCCGTTCCGCACTCACACTCACTCGTCCACTCCATCATTTTTGTAAAACATAAAACATGTTTCCGTTTGGCTTACAGTGCGGCGACGAGCAAGCCGCGCCACCCAAGAACAAGAAAGCACGAGTGCAGGAGGCACCCAGTCTCCGCCTCTCCACCATCCCCAGCATACCCGCAGGCGCCGCCAGAGTGGGTGCAACCTACGAGGTGCCCGTCGCCGCGTTGCCCGTGGGGTGGCAGCAGGCGGCATGGTTTCTGGCGCTGTCGCTCATGCCTCGCGCGAACCCCAGTTGCCCGCTGAAGCCGCAGCCGCTGCACACAGCCTTTGCGGAGAGCGACACGCTGCACCTGCCCCGCTTCTGGGGCCTCGCCAACTGTGGCGCCGCGGTGGAGGCTCGAGCCGCGGGCGACGACATGAGCGCCGACGTGTCCTTTGCGGCGACCCTGAACCAAGTGCAGGTCAAAGCTACCACCGCCGCCCTCAACTCCTTGCGCGGCGTGGGTGGCGCCATGCTGGTGCTGCCGTGCGGATTCGGCAAGACGGTGTGCGCGCTGTGGCTCGCGGTGCAGCTGCACGTGAAGACGCTGGTGATTGTGCACTCGGAGGCGCTGGCGGACCAGTGGCGCGAACGCATCACCACGTTCATGCCCGGTGCAGTGATCGGGCGCATCCAGCAGGATACCGTTGTCACCGAGGGCTGTGCCGTCGTGGTGTGCATGATCCAGTCGCTGGTCAAAAGGGTGTACGCCGCGGGGGTGCTGGCGTCGTTCGGGCTGGTCATCGTGGACGAGGCGCACCATGTTGCGGCGCCGCTGTTCTCCAAGGCGCTGGGGAAGTTACCGGCCAGACACGTGCTGGGGCTGTCTGCCACGCCGGACCGAGCTGACGGTCTGGGCTGTGCGCTGGAGTGGTTCATGGGGCCCGTGGCGTTCCGGGCGACGCGCGATGTGGAGCACGTGGACGTGCACATGCACACGTACGCCACGGGCGCGCAGAAAGAAGTGCTCAACCGCAAGGGAGACCCGATGTGTTCCACCATGATCACGAACCTGTCGGCGGACGGCGCGCGCACCGTTGAGATTAAGGAGCTCATCGGCGAGCAGATCGTGACGGGGCGCAACATCATGGTTCTGAGCGATCGGCTGTCCCACCTGGTCGCGTTGCACAAAATGCTGGTGGAGGATTACCCGGACGTGCTGATCATGCAAGTGGTGGGCGGCACCAAGGCGGCGGAGCGCGACCGCGGCTTTGAGCTGGCGCGTGTTATCTTGAGCACGTACCACTACGCGTCCGAGGGCATCGACATCCCCCGGCTGGACACGCTGGTGTTGGCGACGCCGCGCGGCACCATCGAGCAGAGCGTCGGCCGCATCCTCCGCCCCTTTGCCAACAAGCAGTCGCCGCTAGTAATCGACGTCAAAGACCCGTTCTCCATGTTCGAGGGCATGTCGTGGAAACGGCACCGCTACTACACGTCCCAGAAGTACACCATTGTGTTTAAGTAATATTGAGCTAATATACTTACTTGTATTATAAAATACATGACTCCACTAACCACTAATAACACACATGCCACCACCGGGTTTCGAGGCGACAGCGGGCTGTGACGTCGGCCCTGCTGCTGTCCGCTGGCGTTTGGTCGGAGGAGGGGACAATACGTTTTGTTGGCGTTTGAGCGCGGGTACGGCTGGCACAATTGGCGCGATGGGCACAATGGGCGCGATGGGCACAATGGGCGCGATGGGCATGACCGTAAAACTCTTTAATTCGAAAATCATCTGGGCGATGTTGTACGGCTGCGCCAGTATTTTAGGGGTATACATATACTTTGCTAAAAAGTCTCGGGATTTATCGTTAAAGTTCAATGCTGCAGGTACGGACCCCGGTTCAAACAGTACACTAAAGTTGTTCCAACATAGATTGTTCAGGGCAAGCCACCCGTAGACGTCATAATTGCGTAGCAGAAGCATAGCGTAGCCATCCCAGTTAAATGTATACGTGCTCTCGTCGTAGAACGCAATTAAGATCTCGCGCAGCTGATCCGTCGGGTTTACGATTACTCTCGCGTAATTTTCGCCTAACTTTTCGGCGACACGATGTAATCGGTTGGGCATGTCTACACGCGTCTGATTCACCAACAATTTAGCAGTGAGCGCATCTAAAACTTGCGCGGCCGACGATCTTGCAGCGGCCGCGTTGGATATCACGTCGTGCGCGTACGAACAGAGGAGCGAGTAGGCGGCGGGTTGTTGCACCAGAGTCTGGAAATGGGGCCAAGTATATACTACACTGGCCCAATCACGGGGTTCAACCGCTCGATCCCAGTCGATCAACCGAACGTGTGTGCCGTCGTAAACGATATTATCCTGCTTAATGTCGTAGTGAACGACGCCCTGATTGTTCAAGGGGACGATGCCGTTGGTTAAAAGGTCTGTCATCGACTCGTTAAATTCGGGGAAAGACCAGCGACGGATCGGCGGCGCACCAGAAAACGTCGTAATGGCGGTGTCAAACGTGACACCACCGTCGAGGATCTGCATCGCCTGTAGTTTATCCAGTTCGGCTTGCGTTTGCACTGCTGCTGAAGTCATTCCGTTCAAGGGACGGGTACAGTACTTTTCGAATTCAACAAGGTCGTCGGTCTCCAGCGGCGCGGGCGTGCACGGCTCGCCAGGCACAATAAAGTAGGTGTCAGCGTTGCGGATGTACACAAGTGCCGGTCGAAGGACGTGCACGACAAAGTCAGACTCCAATTCGGAGTTGTCTGCCATACCCAACTTCGTTACATGGTTAGCAGGACGCACCGCGTTGTTTTGACACCTTAACGCTGGTCGAAATGTACATCCTACCGAACCACTGGCGAACGCTTTGCCGCCTCTCAACGTGCGCGACGTCCTCGTCCGTTGAGGCGTTCTTTTCGTGGTACGACCCGGTCTGTGTGAAGGCGTGCGGTGTTGTCGTTTGGAGCGAGGCGTGGTATTTTTGCAGCGTCGCGAGCGTCGCAAGGTGTTGTGTTTTTGCCGAGGCGTTCGGTGTTGTCGTTTGCTGCATGGTGTGTTTTTTTTTAAGCGCGTCCGTGACGTTGTTGTTGTTACAGTGGATGATGCACGTCGCATTTCCCTCGTTTTATGAATATACAAATAAAAAAAGTGAAGCTGTTTTAATACAATTTGTATTTATAATTACTACACCAGCGCAAACGGGCGAACCCCCACTGTCCCGAGTGCCGCACCGCCATTGTGGCTTCACCGTCCGCTCGACCCGTTTCCGGCAAGCGCACGTCCCGAGGCGGCAAGTAGAGCAAACGCAAAAAAAGGTATTAAAAGAGGCGATACATAAAATACAATTGTACTATCAAACTTCGATACAATTAACTTCAGTTGATGGTACATCATCATTAATCCAGTCCGCGTAGGCTAACGTTAGATCATCCTCGGTACAGTACGCGTCGGCTGACGTTACATCATCCTCGATACAGTACGCGTCGGCTGACGTTACATCTTCCACCGAAGGACTCATGGGTGGTAGAACAATCGGACAGGCGATCAGCGTATTCGTACTCCACATTGTACTTGATTCTGTAGATGTAGTTGTAGATAGAGTCGTTCGATGTGCCGGTACAACTGTATGTGCGTGTGTAGTAGTCTTGGCACGCTTCGGATACTTGGACGTGTTCTTCCAGTTGCTTGCGTTTAGTCCTTGAGGAACATAGGAAAGGCCACGAACAATAGTAACGTTGCCATTCCAGGTCAGATGAATCATGAGAAAATAAAGTAATGATATTTTTTATTATTACATACACTTGCACATGGACAATTTTTTAAATCATATAATAATAAACAAAAATGAAAACGCCTCGACAAACCTCGCGACGCCAACAAACGCCCCGACGCAAACAAACGCTTCGACGCAAACCAACCTCGCGACGACGCAAACAAACCTCACGACGCAAACAAACGCCTCGACGTTTACGCGGCGGTATGAACACACCAACTAAAGCAGTACTTGGTGTCGGTACAGTTGCTTTAGCTACATATGCTGCAAATAAGTATTATGAACCTACCGAACAACAAAAAACAGAAGAAAAATTCAAGAAAAATGAAGCAAAGCGGCAACAGTGTCAAGCAAAAGTGCGAACACATTTAGATTCAGTGCATTTAGATTCAGTGGCTGAACTTGACCATCCTAAAAAAGTGATACTGGTTTTAGACAGTAAAAAAAATAATGATAGTATAGATGTTATAAATCAATTAGAACCACATGCATTTAAACAAATTTTGAGCGGCAACAATCATGATTGTGTACAATACGAAACCGATAGCACTATTTACATTGACTTACTTACCGGCAGTAATAGTTTTGATAATTTGTTAAAAGTAGCTTCAATTATTAAAGCACATGGAGGATTAAACTTAATTCTTTTAGTTTTTGAAGACGATTTTAACCCTAGGAACAGTTTTAGTTTTAAACTTGTTCAAGAGGTATTTGCCCTTGTTCCGGTCGTTGTTGTTCGCACTAACGCGGTCTTGACCAACTTTGGGGATGTCGATCATTCGGACAGAACTGACTTTTCAAAATTACAAATCAACTTTAAAGCCGAAACGCGAGGCCGCTATAAGCAAAATGATCTATCTACGCTACTTAATGTCGAAGAACTAAAGGACTTGGTTGACCAGCATGGACAAGAAAAGACGCATCTTATTGAAAACAATATAGTTGATTTTGCAACTGAATACATGAATTGTACGTAACATCATAACAAGCCAAAATTAATTCTATGGTAAAACATAAAGTCCTTTGTGCAATGGAGAATGTGGTTGCAATCTCGCAAACAACGACGAGCGACCTCTACCCCGAACAGGGGCTCAACACCCAGCCGCTCCACGGCGCAAACTACAACATCTACACACAGTGCAGTGCGTGCAACCTAATACCGACGCCGCACTGGGCGTACGGCGTGTGCAGCACCGAGACGCTGCGCAAGCCCGCCAAAACCAACTTTTTCAACGGGCGATCCGTCGGCGACTTTCGCATGACGGGCTCCGACGAGCTGGTCAACATGGTGGGACACTACGTGCCCGCGGCGCAGTTGAAGCGCGTAACAGAGTGCGACATACGTCAACCGGCTGCTCAACGGGGCACCGGCTGGCAGAACTACAACATCTCCTCCACTTGCCCCAATTAACCAAATAAAATGTAGCGTTTAATGTAAAAACAGACACCCCCCCCACACCCCCTTCCAACTCCCAACACTACAATGAACACATGGATCTGGGGACCGCCTACCTGGAAGGTGCTGCACACCCTGTCCTTTTCGCCGCGGTGCGCGGAGTACGCGACGGAAGTCTCGACGTTTCTGTTTGCTTTAGGCCACGTGCTGCCGTGCGTGTTTTGCCGCGACTCGTACAACGACTATGCGCGGCAACTCGAAGAAATATCCGTCATGTCGCTGCGAGACACCATACGCGCGTCCGCACTAAGCAGCTGGATGTACAAGCTGCATGAAATGGTCAACGACAAGCTGAACTACCAGGCGCTGAACGAGCTGCACGTCGACCCGTCGATGATCACGCTGCTGCACAAACGCCAGATTTCGCTACAGTGTCTGACGAAGCGGTTCATTGTTCGCCCCATTGCGTTCTGCGACGGCGATGTGTGGGACATGTTGAAATACTTTGCACTCAATATGGATAACCGCATAGAGAAAGGAGATGTGCGGCGGGAGCACCCGGACCTTATCGGGTGGTACACTTTTATACAACTGCTCCCGCTCATGATCACCATTGCGGGGGGATCGCCTAGTCTAGTGCGCCGCCTGAGCATGTTGCCGCCGCTCATGCTGGCACGCGAACGCCCCTTTTTTGACATTGTCGGACAAAATTGCTGCTCCACGCCGCACAGCGATGACGTGTACAAGCTGGCCATGGCGCGGGAGTGCAAGGACGGATCATGCAAGTAGATTTCTTCGTTTTGAAAACAGCGCCGAAAGCAGTAGCGCTGCACAAATGAAGACAATGACGATGAACAGTATGTCTACAAGGTAAGTCGCGTCCGCGTGTGCGCCCGTGTGTGCCGTGAACATGTGTCTAAGTTTTTGTGGCAGTTTACCGTGTTTGGGCACCCCCGCCTTGGTCCCAACGTCGTGTAAGCCCTTGGACGCGCCGTGGTTGAGCGTGAGCACCGTTTTGGGTTTGTTTTTTGTCTTGACTTTTTTGGTCGCGGTCAGGAGGTAGACAGGAACCGTGTCGGGTGCGTGTTCGTCGCGGGCCGTCTGCTTCTGTTTCTGCTGCCGACTCAGAAAGCCGAAGAGTTTGTGTGTGGAGATGCGCGGGTCTTCCACGCTGATGTGTAAACTCCCACATCCAAGCGCTGGTTCAACAATCCAGTGGTCTTGTGTGTACCCGACGATGGCTGCGACCCTACATACAAAAGGACTGGCGGCGGGTGCGCTTACAGGTAAACACATTTCGAGTTCGCGCGTGTTTAAAAAAGCGATCAGCTCGCAATCGACATGGAGCGTACACAAAAGTGCACCACGGCTGACGAGCTCTTGTTTGATGTCGTGTATCGGGCTGTTCACCAGCGCGTACGACACGAGCACCCCCCCGTCGGTGTACGACGACCGCACCAAAGTCTCCAGTGATGTGATTTGTGTTCCATTTTTTGTGACAGGTGTGGTAGTTGTTGTAGACGTGGGTGATAATGGTGGTAGTATCATCTCTCGTTTTACTTTTTCGCCGTTGATGCGTGATGCAATGACGGATTCCACGATGTTGGTTGCGTTTCGGATATCGATGGCGGGCGGTGGCCACGGAAAATGGTCGGCACAGTTCCACGTGTTGGTGTTTGTGTTGGTGGGTCTGGCACCCCGCGGTTTTAGAAAAGCCGGTACATCGTCAATAACCGTGTCGTGCGATATTGACGTGTCGGCCAAGACCGTGTTACCCAGCTCGGTATGAAGCACCACAGACATTATTATATTGGACGGCTTTACAACCTTATACTAAAAAAAGTAACCTTTTGGGTATACACTCAAACGTAGTACTAAATATTATATACGCAGTGAATAAACAACATCTCCATGACGTCGTCGTCACCTTTATTTTATGTCTTGCACGACGTCAATGCAAACACGTACTCACGTACGCTCATCCCCAACGACAACATACAAAATCTTCACACCTTGTTCGAAGTCCGCCCGCGGTGGTTTAACCGTACCAAAACGGCATGTGATCGCATTGGAGTTACGATGATCAGTTTTAAAGACGCGACGCCACACACTGAAATGGTCTCTTTGCGTCACGCAAACAAACGCGTACGACGCGCCGTCAAATGCATCGACGAGGATTTTCTAAAGTCACTTAGCGGCGGTGGTAAACGTAAAAAAAAAAGTGTTTTTCCGAGTTACAATACCATCAGTACCATGGCAAAAGGAGTCCTTGTGGGAGTCGCAGTAGAGAAATACGGAAAAACAGCGTATAATGCATATGCATATCTTACTAAAGATGATAAAGTTCTAGACGAAAAAAACAAAACTTGTTTAAAGGCATTAATGGCAGCTTTTGGAGGCCAAAATGTTTTGGAACGGTATAACACCAATATTATACCAAAAATTAGACTGGCGTGTGAACCTGAATTACAACCGTCTATAAAAGTTGATAAAAAAATTAGTAGGATAGGAGGTGTAAAAAGAATATTTGTTTTTGATGACAAACATGTAATAAAAGAACAAACAGGGAGTTGTTCCACGTTTATCAATGAAATCACATGTTTATATACGCTAAAACACTTAGATATAACCCCTAAAATAATAGAGTCTTACGTTTGCACCCATATACATAAGGACGCTGCAGAAGATCGGGACGTAACATACGGGTTTCTTGTGACAAAACTAAATCCAGGTAATGTCAACATCGCAATGGTAGATCGTACACTTTTCGATTATATTAAAGAGGAAACTATACCAGAAGAAAAACAAAACACGATTGTCTCTCTACTTAACAATATATTTGTTAAACTAAAGCTTTATACTATACACCATACAAATTTACGTTTAGATAACTTTATTGTAGATAAAAAATGCGAAAAGATATGGGTCGATAGCTTTGCAGGCGCTGAACGCAACAACGCGAAAAGCTATAATAACAATTTATTATTATTTATAGAACAAAACGAGGACACTGATGAAAAATCTAAAGTGTCTATACTAATGACTGCTTTTAAAGATTCATTAACTGTTGATAGAGAATTAAATACCACTATAAATTTGACCTAACTAACACCGTAGATTTTACGTTAATAAAGATATCAAATTCCAACATCTTCATTGCCAGTTGGATGGAAGGTGGCCCGCACAAGTGGTTCCTATCCATATGTTTTTGCCCTTGAGACTGCGGCCGCACGGCGCGCACTTGCCCGTCAACCGCGCGTGCCGCTTCAATGTTTCGGTGACGTTGCTTTCGCTGGCGAGGAACATGTCCAGCACGTCACGTGTTTGTGACGACGAGTCCCGCAACAACACTACTGGTGGCGTTGCAACATTTTGCGTCCACGACACTACCACGTGAGCGCCAGAAATCGTGTTGGGCCATTTCGCGGCTCTTGTGGACGACGAGCACACGCCGTGCACCGCCAGACAGTGGTTCTGCACAATGTCGCCGAGCGCCTGTCGACCCCGACCCGCCAGCCCGCCGCACCGCGAATTCTGGTAGAACAAAGTAAACCCGTCAGCAGTGTTGCTCGTTTGAGTCGGCGTGACGTTCGAGTCGTCGTGCATCTTCGTGGCGATGCGGATGGACACGACGCGCGCATCTTCGCGTCGCTCGTTCAAACTCTTTAATAAATTAGACATGTACAACCTCCAATTGATAAAAGTGGCGTCACACGGCGTGGACACCACTCCGTGAAACAGCGCCGAGGTCAAATGCTGATGCTTCGCCGCGATGGCACACCGGAGGTTGTGCAGCACCGCACACACAAACTCGTATTTGTCATCGGCGGACAGTTCGGCGCGCGCCACCATCTGCTCACAAAACGCATCCAGCTCGTCGTGGTGCAGTAGCGAGTTGCACACACTGGACACGCGAGCACACGGGTGCGTCGGGTCGAGGGTGACGACGCCGCTGTCGCGCAACTCATCCATGAGCCGCTGGGTGTGCGTGACCTCGAACGCCTCCACGCCGCGCAGTGCCCGATACAGTGTTTTCTTCTGTTGACGCAGGTCTTCGCGCAGGCTCTCCATACCCACCAGCATCGCGGCGCCGCGGTGCGTGGTGTGCACATCCATCGCCGTGAACTCGCGCCTGTAATTCTTCTGGTGTTTGGAGCTCCTGTAAAACGCGCGCGGGGGCAGGGCGTGCACCGCATCATCTTGCAGAAGCAGAACATCGAACGCAAACATGTCCAGCAGCCGAAAGTCCAGACAGTTGAGCACGCGCATGACTTGTTTTTTTTTGCTGCCGCCGCAGCCCAGTGCGCTGGACACAATATCGTCTGTTCGCATCAACTCGTACTGTTTGGTGTGCAGTAAGAAGTCGTCCAGCAGAATTTGGCGCTCTTCGATGGAGTACTGGGCCACCGCCGAGGTGAGCTGCACGTAAACGTTTCGGTACGCCGTGTAGGCATGCAGCACTTGACGCAGCAGGTGCGAGTACGAGTCGTACACCGGCGAACACGGTGCCTGCCAGTCCATGTTGTTCGCCCGCCGCGTCTCCTGTCTGGTTACCGCTAGCTGCTCAATCTTGGCATTGGTCTGTACATGTTGCAGCAGCGGGAACATGGGCAGCCGCTTGATTTGCTGGAGGAAAAACAAGGGCATGCGAGCCATTTGTGGTGCAAGTGCAGAGATATCGCCGCACGAGTACGAGTACTCGAAAATTAGAGTGGTCACATCTTGCGGCAGTTGTTCGAGGGCGCATCTTCGCCGACCGAGGGTGTCGTTTCGCGGTGGAGCAACATGAGGAGGCATGGCAATATGAGGAGGCATGGCAACATGAGGAGGCATTAGATGTGTCGCATAATATTTACTCTTTTTGAGTGCCGATGCCCGTGGAGCCTCTGGCGCCGCTGGACGGGCCCGTTTCCGAGCAGATGAGCAGTAGTGGTTTTCATTGCATTCCACGGAGAGACACACACTGCCGAGACTCGTGTGCGCGCCGTGCCGCCGCCGCCACGACAATAAGTGATCCAGTTCAACTTTTTTTGCCGTGGTCAACGTGTCCATACGCAAATGCTTTTCCTGGGCGTGTGCAGGTAGGCGGTCTGGCGCCACCAGTTCAGCAATGCGCGCCCGCATGTACCCCGCTGCCGGGTACGACTGTTTGTCTCGTACCTGCACCAGTGCATTTTCTTGTTTGATAATATCGAATTCGGTTGCCAGTACCGTTTTACACTGCAGCCGCCGGGTCGACGCTTCTAGATTGCGCGACAGTATCCACAACGTGTGTCCCAACCCGTTGACGCCCTCGCGACTTAAAAACAGAAACAAGTCATGCTTCGTGCGGGTCAGCGCGTACGGTTGCAGCAAGTACATCCATGGCGCATCCCCGCCGTGGGTTTTCACGATGAAATAAGCGATGAGTGTTTTTTTAATGGTTGTGTTACCCAAACTGTACACGAACGGCTTGAGGGACACGAAATCGTTAATTGTGTCCATCACAGTGTACGGGAAGGTAAACGTCATTAGCGCTTTTAGCTTAATGAGTTGAAATTCATAATTTAAACAAATTTTTTAATTCTTCTGTATGTGATAAATATATTTGGTAACCCCCTTGACGTCATCAATACACCATGAATATCATGTCACTTGATGCGGCGTACGGCAACGGGACCATTAACGACATGCACACTAATGACCCCACTAACAATGGTAGCGAGGATGATACGGTCGTGACAAACAAAATTAAACCCATGCAACAACTTGCCGACAGTGAGCTCAATTTACAAAACAAGAACACCGTTACGGGCTTTTCCAAATTACCACCACTACCGTCCGTACAACAACCACGCGCACCGCCCCAGTCGCCGCAGCAATACCAACAACCGCACCCCCAGCAATACCAACAACCGCACCCCCAGCAATACCAACAGCCACACCCCCAGCAATACCAACAACCGCAGCAACCACATCCACAACAACCACATCCGCAGCAACCACATCCACAACAACCACATCCGCAGCAACCACATCCACAACAACCACATCCACAGCAACCACACCCACAGCAACTACACCCACAGCAACCACCACACCCACACGCGCAACATCCACAACAACCACATCCACAACAACCACAGCAACCACCCCCACAGCAACCACATCCACAGCAGCAACCGCATCGGCAACACCCACAGCAACCACATCCACAACATCCACAGTACCCGCCGCCGCAACAACAACTGCCGCGGCGACAACCACCTGTACCGTTACACCCGCAGGCGGATGCAACAAACACACAACCACGAGGGGCAAGCGGGAGAAGCAGCGACCAGCGGTTTGTACGTTACGACTCGGAGGTCAAAGACGAAGAGTTTGTAATGGAAAAACGGGTGACGTTAAAAAAGGGTCTGAACACGGAGAAGAACAAACGTATATTGTTTTTTGTTGTAATCGGGTTATTCATGGCGGCGGGTATTATTTTAGCTGTTTGTGTTTCCCGAAAAAAAACCAAGAAAAATGGAGGTTTGAAAACTAGCGCCGGACAACAACCGCCCGTGCCAACATTTATTGGGGGCGGCAGCGGGGTTCCCGTTGCAAAATGGAGTGACAGTGTAAGTATGTTTCTTAACGAAAAGTAAGTTCTAACGAATAAAATATGATCCATAAGGTAAATGAATAAAACAGTGCAATCACACGTGAGCGCGCATCGACAACATCGTGGAACGTCGCGACAATCGCGCCAACATCGTAAAGGCTCGCGCCAACATCGTGGAGCGTCACGACAGTCGCGCCAACATCGTGGAGCGTCACGACAGTCGCGCCAACATCGTGGAGCGTCACGACAGTCGCGCCAACATCGTGGAGCGTCACGACAGTCGCGCCAACATCGTGGAGCGTCACGACAGTCGCGCCAACATCGTGGAGTGTCACGACAGTCGCGCCAACATCGTGGAGTGTCACGACAGTCGCGCCAACATCGTGGAGTGTCACGACAGTCGCGCCAACATCGTGGAGTGTCACAAAAACCCCGGAAACGGTCGGAACATAAAATTCGCGCAGGCGCAGGCGCAGCACCCGAAGAAAGCAAGGTTATTGCAAAAGGTGGAGTAGGGTGTGTTGTAAAACCTGCGTTACCCTGTTTTGGTAATGCGAGACGACATAACTTTGTTACAAAAGTGGGCAGGAAAGAAGCATCTACCAACGAATGGAACAAGTATGAGATAATTCGACCACAACTAGAATCTATTACTAACCATGAAAAGTACTTTCAAGCACCTGTTGAAATGTGCGATTTAGATATTACTGCCAGCGAATTGAGTAATTTAACGAATCACTGTAGGCATCAACTACAAAATAATTCAAATAAACTGCTCAACAAAGAAGAGTGGAGTGGTCTGCAAATTGGTTATGGTGGGCCCACCATTCAAGATTACAACACAACACGTGGCGATGTTGTTCCATTTGGAAATTTTCACTTATCAATGCTTGACCTGCTGGAAAATGGAATCGTGCAGCTAAACGAAAAAGGGATAAATCATAATGATATAAAACCAAATAATGTTGTGTACGATGGCACGCATGTTCGCCTCATCGACTGGGACCAAGTGATACACCGTCAAAATAGAGACTACATCCGTAGGAAATGTCAAACGGCATGGCAAGTACCCATTGCATACTCGCTTATGAACGACACTTCACTCCAAATAATACAAAAAAACACGGATTCAAAAGAAGTGTTAGCGCAAAACCTTACAGACATATGTACACCTAATAGTAAACAATTAGAAACAGCAGCTGCAACGTACGCGGGTGAAGCACAAACGATGGCAGACCGTAATCTAGCCCAAATGACGGCAGTTGTTGAAAAATTTTGTACCTCATCGCCCCCAAAGTTTAGGAAAGAACAATACCAGAATTTACTGCTTAAAAACCTAGACATTTACGGCTGGCTACTGTTAAACAATTACTGTTGGGACAATTTTAGTACTATATTCTCTGATAAAGACCAACAAAAAAACAGTGATTCTTTTCACACTGCCGCCAAAGAATTTTTAATGACATATATGTATACGCCTAGCGTGCTTGTAGAACCCTATAACATAGAAGAGATGATTGCAGAGTATCGCGTTTTTACTGGACTCCCTCACAAAGGCACCTATTTTCAATCGACTAATCAGATCGCAAACCTGCGATTTAATGAATTAAGCAGCGTCGAAGCGCCGTTAAAATACGCGTGGTATTATAATAACCAACGAAAAGGTACTTTAAACTGTTACGAGTGCGCGATACCGGGGTGTCCCACTACATCTTGTTTAACATTACCCGTATGCATGTCCCATCTATCCACCATGTACGGCGTTGAAATCAGGCCCACAACATTACTAGAAAACGCCGACCTAATGAACTTTAATGGTCTTTTCGCCCTGAAAGCATTTAAAAGAGGCGATTTTATTCTGCCGTATATCGGGAAAAAGTTAACACAAGATGAACTAGATGCTTTATATCCGGGTAAAGAAGTTGGGCCATATGTTACCGAAGGAACAGGTTGTTATTACGACTCGGCGAAAATCCGAGGCGCGGGGAGTTGGGCCAACACGTGCGCACGCAACCAGAAAGTCCGTAAACTTAGAAAACATAATGGTGGCGAAAGAATGGCAGATGTCACTGGTGTAAAAAACGCAGAATTGCAGAGTTACGTTAACCACCCCGATGCATATCCCAACATAATCGCAACACGCGATATTGCAATCGGCGACGAAATATTATTAAACTACGGCAACGAGTACTATAAAAGCGACAGCATACATAGCCTGCACAGCACCAAGTGTGAAGTGTGTGTGTTGCTGATGAATAATACTTAATTTATTCTCTGGAAGTAATATACAAATGCGACGCCAAGGAGGTGGTGCCGATAAAAGCCGGCTGCACTACGCCACACTGTCTACGTACAATGATGATTACGCAGATGAAGAAGAAAACGATAACTACATGGAGCAACAACCGCTTGTCTACTTCTCGCCGAATGCTCCGGTGGATGATGAGCTGGCGCCGGTGAAACCACGAGCAACGCCGTACACCGAGTACCCGTTACGCTGCAGTGTGGATTATGCGGCGGGTACAATCCGGTGCATCAACAACGAGAGTCGGGGCGGTCTGTACCGTAACACCAGTATTGCGGCGCCGCCGCCAGTTGTGGTGTACCCCTTACGCGAGGTGCAGGCGTCGTCCAGACCTGGTGGGTTGGGTGGCGCGTCGCTGTTGTCGCCGTCGTTCCCCGTGCCGCAGGAGAATTTTAACTACGTCGTGGGCCGTAACGTAATTCCCGAACGCGCGGACTCGCCGCTGAACCGCATCCTGTCTCGCCAAGCGCTAGGGCCGTGGCAGCTGGTGGGTGCGGCCATCACGGATAAGCCGGGCGACACGGCGAGTAAGGACCGCACGATGCTGGTATACGCGCAAAGTGTGGACTCGGCCCGGAACAGGTACAACTACCGAATCGTGGACAACAACAGCGTGCCGATCGACATTGGTGAAAAGATTGCTTGGAAAGACGACCACGCACCACTGCACGTGCCCGGCTATCCGAACAAGTACCGGCTGAAGCTGTACGGTACCTTCCGCGACTAACTAAATAAACACAAAACTTTCAAACTTGATGGAGAGAATGATGTCTGACGCATCACTTTATTCAACAACAGAACTGAAAATACGCGGCGCGGGTTCCGCCAAGTCGGGCTCTATATTCATGGCCGGGATTTCCAGCCCTTTTTCTTCAAAACCCTTTTCGAAGACGGCAACTTGTGTGCGCGAGGTGCGCGCGTGTTTCATGATGTTGTTGAGCTCCTCGTTGCGGTACAGCTGCGGCACCTTGTCGGACGAGATGAGGTGCGGGTACGCCCATTCGTACATTGTGATGATGGCCAGATCGTGCTCCTTCAACTCTTTGGACGCCACCTTTTTGCAGTACAGCAGCGCTTCGCTCTCGGTGTCAAAGGCGGCCCACACACATACGCCCGGTTCGATGTTGGGCGACTTGGCGAGCATCGCCTCGTAATCCTGCATCACGGAGACGACGGCGTATTTCTGGTTGCGCACGTCTGCTTCGCGCACCACGGGCGGCACGGGAACTCCGCCGACTTGTAGTTCGTGCGACTTTTCGGTCCAGCACTCGTCTTCGCTTTCGGGGCATGTACTGACCGGCGGCAGCAACGGCACCATCGACGTTTTTTCGATCGCGCGTGGTTCCATCGAGGGGTGTTCGATCGCGACCGGCTCCAGTCGCGAAAAGTCGCTGATTTCCGTACACTCTTTGGATTCTTCGACGCCGCCTTCGTCCTCGCCGCTGCCGCACTGCCCCTCTTTGGATTCTTCGACGCCGCCCTCGTCCTCGCCGCACTGCCCCTCTTTGGATTCTTCGACGCCGCCCTCGTCCTCGCCGCTGCCGCACTGCCCCATTAGTGCCGCTTGGAGGTGGTCGAGCGATGCTGGCTTTCTATCTCGCGTCAACTCCTGTTTGTGCAGTAAGAACTCCTCGGTGGTTTCTTGGATGATCTGTTTGTGTGTCTCCAAATTCCTGTTCACCTTTTCCAGATGCGGCGTTAAATCGGTAATCATGTCTACGGGTATGGTATACCATGCGTGCGTGGAACTAATACGCAGCGAGCACGAGGAGCGCGGGTCAGCCGCTACAATGCGGGCGCCATGGGCGGATGCATCTTCCACGGACGCAAACAGGCCCAGCAGTCGAAAACACGGCTTCAAGGACTTGGGGTGCAGGTTTAAGTTGGCCGTGTTCCATAAAAAAACACGTTGGTCGTCGGCTAAAAACGCACGCGTGTAGTCCGTGGGGTCATCCAGGGTGGAGGCGCCGCCTGTCAACGTTGCTTCACGGCGACGCATGCTCTCCCCCGCCAAGCCGCCATTATTCCCTTGTTTTAAATCCGACTCAAACCCTCGACCACTCATCCGTTTTTTATTTGTAAGCCCTTTATTATAAATTATAATGTATCAATATAAACAAAAACAAACGCAAGCAATGGAACGTTATCCAGCGATGAACGTCGATGAGGGCATACGCATCGGATCACATGGACTGACCATAGACGATCAACAACAACTTATACACGAATTATACGCACACCAGCAAACGCAGCAACGCCCGCAGCCGCAACCACACCAGCAAATGCAGCAACGCCTGCAGCCACAACCACACCAACAAATGCAGCAACGCTCGCAACCACAACCACACCAGCAAATGCAGCAACGCTCGCAGCCGCAACCACACCAACAAATGCAGCAACCACACCAACAAATGCAGCAACCACACCAACAAATGCAGCAACCACACCAACAAATGCAGCAACGCTCGCAGCCACAACCACACCAACAAATGCAGCAACGCTCGCAACCACAACCACACCATCAAATGCAGCAACGCTCGCAGCCGCAACCACACCAACAAATGCAGCAACCACACCAACAAATGCAGCAACCACACCAACAAATGCAGCAACCACACCAACAAATGCAGCAACGCTCGCAGCCGCAACCACACCAGCAAATGCAGCAACGCTCGCAGCCGCAACCACACCAGCAAATGCAGCAACGCTCGCAGCCGCCTCAAAACCAGCGCGCACAGGAAGAGCATGATGCGAAATTAAAAGAACATCGTCGGATGCTGGCTCGAACTTATACTAGTCAGGAAGAAGAAAAGCAAAAACAGTCAGGGGAAAAGTTCTATCGATGTGAGCGCTGTGGCATTTAAAATCATTATTATTAAACAAAATGGTAATATGGTAAAATGGTGGCACAAAAAAAACGGTATGTGGTCATTATCTGGTATTACAGAACGGACAATCCTAATTGAGGACGCGTTCTTGTTATTTAAGTGGCGGTAACCATCACCACTAGGTAGTGTTTTTGTTTTAACGCAGGTGGATTTGAACCCGAGACCTGTGGCAGTGTACTTCTTAAAGCACTTCTTTAACCAGTGAGCTGCATTTCACTGTCCTAATATATTTAAATTTTAAGTTAATTTAACATGCTGGCTTTAGCTAACGTAAGATAAATTTTAAAATGTTGTTGTTTTTGTAAATGTCTATTTTGGTATTACTTTTTCTACCAATGTAGTAAAACGTATATCTGAATCATAATGGTACTGATGAGTGATGTGCACTGGTCGATCGAGGTAGAAGTGTCCAAGCACGATATTGTGTTACTCACCGAAAAGAATTTACATATCAGCATGGTTGAGAACGGAGGAGGAGAGTCGTCGCCGCATGTGTCGCCGCATGTGCTCATTTCCATAACTCATGAAAACACGGGCGTTTCGGAAGAGGAGCTAACCATTGACGATTTGGAGCTGTACATTGTGCTGGTGGGTGCCACCGACAATTCCCAGTTTATTTGGACGTGTGTGTTAGCGGCCGACACGCACAACACGCGTGGATGTGACAAGACGTCCGCAACTACATGTTCCATGCCCATGGACTGCTCCGACGGCTTCCACCACGCGGTCTCTCACTACCAGTACAGGCCACGCAGCTGGCAAGGTGTTCAAATTGTCATATCATCACATGGAATACATAAACAACTGGGTGCGCGCATGCCGTCCCTAGCCTCCTAAGTTCATTTTAATAAACATTTGATAAAACGGCTTAACCGTTTTGTTGGCGCGTGGTTTTATGTGCGGATAATGAGTCTCTGCAGCACGGACAGACTGGCGATGTTTTTAGCCACTGCACAACACACTGCGAGTGGAACATGTGGTGACACGGAAGTTGCGCGGCATAATTAAACACAGTGTTGTTATTAGTGGCTAGACTGTTACTGTTTGTGACAGTGGCTATGCTGTTAGTGACAGTGGCTAGACTTTCTAAACAAATGGCGCACGGCGCATCATCCGCCGCGTCCATGTCTATCCGCGTAATCAAGTCTTTGATATCGCTGTCGTTTAAGCAATCCTTGTCGTTCGATTCAATAATGGTGAGCGGCGCCGACATTTGCCCGTCCGCTTGTCCCGGCGCCCATGATACGCTGATCAGTCGCGAGTTGGGGTCTGCTTGTATGGTGATATCAATGTCGGGTTGTTGCTGCATGAGGGGCACAAACAGTAAGACGCTCAGCCACTCTTCAAAGGAGTAGTACTGGATGGTGCCGTCGTCTTGCGCGGAGGTGACGGGCACGTGCACGTTGCCCCCGCAAAACCAGCAGCCTTGTTGAAGGGACGCATACGGCGCGGTACAACTCATGCAGTACAACAATGTAGTCTCATACTCTCCCTCTTGCATTAATTTTATTTTTACTGTAGCTGGACAATATTATTTTCGCGGAAAAATTTCCACATGGTGTCGACGGGCTGCCGTAAGTTGCGGCTGAGCACCATCAACATTTGCAGACTGGTGTGGTTGTTCGTGGCTGCGTCGACCCCCAGGTTTTGGCAGAATGTCTCGCGGGAGGGACAGGCGTACAGCGCCAACTGCACACTCACCCGAACCAGCGGTTTGTGATACGGTGACAGACACAGTTCGTACGCCTCGCCGACGCATGTTTGCAGCGTCTTATCCACGTCTCTGCTGATCTTGGAACACAACACACACGTGAAATCCAAGAACCACACCAGCCGCATGAGCGTGCGCGTCACGGAGGGCAGGCTGCTGTTGTTGGTTGCATCGGTGCCCATCTCGTTTTGGATGATGAGGCGTAAGGGGTAGCCTTGCGTGGGATGCGGCGCCCTGCCGGTAGCCTGTTGCACCAGCACCAAGTTGTCCTCCACAATTTTGATTTTGGACTTGATGTCTCTGGCGGCAAAGTAGAGCGGGGGTGACAACATGGACGTGAGTTTGCTGAGCTCTTTGCACAGAAACAGGAGCGGCGTCGACGGAAAATTTCGAAACGACTCCTCGTCGTTCAGCAGCGGCAACACCTGCAGCAGCGACTCGAAATGAAACGCGTCCATTTTGTTTCTTCTTTCTTTTCACGCCGTGTTTAAAAAATGGATGCGCGTTAACTTTGCAACGCGTGTGCGCGTTTTGCTTTGTTTGCAACGCGTGTGCGCGTTTTGCTTTGTTTGCAACGCGTGTGCGCGTTTTGCTTTGTTTGCAACGCGTGTGCGCGTTTTGCTTTGTTTGCAACGCGTGTGCGCGTTTTGCTTTGTTTGCAACGCG